AAGAAGAAGACAGATTCAAAGAAACTATTGCGAAACACAATCTTACAATGATGAAAGTTTTTGTGACGCAATTTAAGAGTGACATTAAAGAGTTTGAAAAAGAATTTGGTAAAGTGGTAAATGTTGAGTTGGGGTATAGATACCCTAATAGTGAGCAAGACCAACACACGTTGGATAAAATGTTGGAACGAACAAAAGAACAACCATTGGGTGAACATAAAGGTTGGGAAACCCAATTATTTTTTGTCAGCAAAACAAAAAAATATAGTAGTGGTGATAGTCGCTTTGATTATTTTAACAACAAACAATACCACAAAATCTATGTTGATTTTAAACGTGAAATTGTTAAAGTAACACTTGAAAGTGGTAAAGTAGTGCAAGCATACAAAATTGTTGGTTTGACTTATAATACCAACGAATGGTTACATAGAGATAAAGAAAATTGTAAAACATTTATGACATTGGACGAATTGATACAAAGTCATAAACCTACACAACAAAAACTTGTTGAGTTGGCACAATAAAAATAATTACAAAAGATTTGGAATATTGAAAAGTATTCCTTATCTTTGTTATATACTAATTAAAACAATATAAGTTATGAAAATAGAAGTTTATACAATAGATTATCATGGACACGAAGAAAAGTGTATTATTGCTGATAACTTTACGGGAAATGGTGGTGGAGATTGGCACTTGGTAACACTTGGTGGGAATAATGAAACCATATTTAATTGTAATACTTGGAATGAAATGCAAAAATTTATTGTTAAGTTTAAAGGTGTTAAAAAAGAAGTAAAAATAAATTAAAAATAATCATTAAAAGATTAGGAATATTGAAATGTATTCCTTATCTTTGTTTCACACTAAACAACTAGAAACTATGGAAAAGGAAATTAAAAAAGTATGGGAAGAATTGATTAGTCTTTATGACATCGCAGACCAATTAGAAGACAATGGACAAGACGCAGAAGAAGTTAGAATAAAACTAAATAATATTACTGATTTTTTTGTAAAAAACTTTGAAAAAGATTTGCATAAGTGAAAACTTATGCTTATCTTTGTTTTATAAATCAATTAAAATAAAATAGTATGGTAAAAGTTTATGTACAAATAACAGCATTTGATAAGAATAGTGCTGATAACATTGGTAGAAGTATTGTTGCTGATAACAAAGAAAGTTTTAACGAACAAGTTGAGGAATTTGAAAATGAAATACCTTTTACAAAGTTTTATGTTGAAATGGTTGCTGATGATGTTTTAACTGATGAACAATTAGAAATTGTTGAAGACCACGATGTAAATTAATTTAAAAATATATCCTAAAAACAAAACATTATGAGAACTTTATTTGTATCAACTGAAACTTTTACTGATATGTTAGATGGGTTTATCAAATCGGGAGTAACCTTTGAGTCAGAAGAAAAGAATGGAGGTATATTAATTACTTTTACGGGAGGTTATTAAAAATTAAAGGGTATTACACCCTTTTTTTATTGGTTGCCGTTGTTCACGTATGGACGTGTTGGAGTCTACTCTTCTACTCTCGTAGCACGTCTGAATCATTGACATAACAAATATCGGAATTATAAATCAATTATGCAAGAAAAAAGTAAAAATAATTTTATTTTTATTTTATATAAAATGTTGCACAATTAAAAAAGAATGTTTATATTTGTACTATAATCATTAAAACAAAACATTATGAGCAAGACATCAATTAGCAAAAAGTATTTAGAAGTGTTACCAAACGACAAAAACATTACACACTTAAAAGTTGAATTATACTATGATTTAGGTGGTATGAACTATTTTAGTGGTAGTGTTGAGGGTAGAGGTATAAAACTTTCAGTTAGCCCAGTACAACGTAACAAAAATGAAGGTGGGGTTGTATGGGAAAGTTACACAGCATTTAGTGGGTTTAAAAAACTTGTAAAAGAAATGACAAGGTTTAATCAAAAAACTTGTAATACCTTTATTTTATCTGAAACGGAAGAAGAAGAAATCGTTAAAGTAGTATTGAATCATAATTGGTTAAAATTAAAATAAAAAAAGTTAAAAAAGGTTTGCATAATCAAAAGATTATGCTTATCTTTGTTTCATAATCATTAAAACATACACAAGATGAAAATTTCGCAGTACAATTGGAGTTGGTGGTTCGTTTCCACTTTGATAGTTATCCTTATCGGATTAATGGTAGGAATGGGTGGCAGAACACAAACCGAAGAGTTGGTTGCCAATACTATGATGATAGTTGGTATGGTATCGTTTATCCCTTGCTTATATGTAGGGTGTAAACCAACACAAGAAAAAAATTAAAAAAAGTTAAAAAAGGTTTGGAATTGTAAAAACAATTCCTTACCTTTGATAAAAGAAATCAATTAAAAAACAAACATTATGAAAAAAGAATTATTTATTTTGGCAGTATTAGGTATAGTAGGTCAAATTGTTTCACTAGTAGGTATATTTTTCTATTCAGAAACCAATGACGCATTAATGATAAACTTATGGAGTTTTCTAACCTTTGGGTGTTTATCGGCTGTTGTGTTGTTTGTAGACAAGAAACAAACTGAAAACAAGATGAAAGAAGAATTTAAAGATATAGAAGAATTAGAAGAAAATTAAAATATAGTAGGAAAGGGTTTATATGAGAGGAAAATACTCTGCTGAACCTCGTAGACTTGGTAACGATACATCATTGCATAATTAGTTCCCCTTTCCGTATTGTTTATCACTAATTATGCTTTGACAAACCTTTCATATTGTAAATGACTTAGAGGAATGTTTCGTTAGAGGTGTTGTTGGGAATAGGGTTTACCTATTCCCAATTCCTATTTATACAACTTTGTTTTTTCATTTTTATTTTGTTCACGTATGGACGTGTTGGAGTCTACTCTTCTACTCTCGCAGCACGTACCTTAATCGTACATAACAAAGATAGTAATAATATTGACTTGTGCAACAAAAAAAGTAAAAAAAAATAATTTATTTATTTTTCACAATATAGTAGGAAATTAAAAAAGAATGTTTATCTTTGTAAGGTATTAATCAATAAAACAAATTACAATGGGTTACACAACTGATTTTAGTGGTAGATTTGAACTTAACAAGGAGTTAAGTCCAAAGATGGAACAATACTTAAAATTGTTCAACGAAACACGCAGAATGGAAAGAAACACTGATGAAGTGTTTGGAGTACAAGGTGAGTTTTACGTATTTGGTGGTGGAAGTTTTGGACAAGACCACGAAGACAATGTAGTAGATTTTAATGAGCCACCAAGCACTCAACCAAGTCTTTGGAATCAATGGACACCTAGCGATGACCGAATGGGTATTGAGTGGGATTGTGGTGAGAAGTTTTATAACTATACTGAATGGTTAGTTTATCTTATTCACAAAATTCTAGCACCGAATGGTTATGTCCTTAATGGAGTGGTAGAATATAGTGGTGAGGAAGTTGGTGATGTTGGTGAAATAGTTGTTGTTGATAATAGAGTATTTGTCAGAGAGAAATACCAAGATGGCGACAATGGGGAAAGTACACCACAAAACGCACAAAAGTTTGGCAGAGTTAATGGCAACTATGTTTATATCAAAGACTTTATGAGAACTGATGTAGTGTTGATTTTAGATGGTACTGATAACGAATTACCTAATGGGGTTGTAAAGTTATTAGAAAATAACTAAAACATTTTAAAAAAAGATTTGGATAATCGAAAGATTATCCTTATCTTTGTTTCACAAACAAATTAAAACAAAAAGTTATGTTAGGCAAAATCGTTTATTTAGGAATCTTATTAGGAGGATTAGCAGTAATCAAATTAGTGTGTAATTATTTAGATAAAAGAAATGAAATTTAAAGAAATAACCTTAACCCAGCACGAAATGCAACAAGCATTAAAGAGTAGTGTTCACAAGTCTAAAAAAGCGTTTCAACGCAAAGATAAACATAAAAAGAATTATATTAACAAGTTAATGCAAGAGGATTATGTATGATAAAGAAATAATGTTGATTGAAATCTATTATGGGGTTTCAATCAACGCAAAAAACTAAATTGTGTTTGTTTAGTGTTTTGATTATAACGAGGAAGTGGTTGCCGAATGGTTGCCACTTTTTTTATGCAGTAACGCACACACGAAACATATACACGCAACGGAGTCTACTCTTCTACTCTCGTAGCACGTCTTACTGACATAACAAAGATAGAAATAATTTTGATATATCCAACACAAAAATGAAAATAATTTAAAAAAAATTAAATGCTAATTATAGTATGTTGTGGCAACAAGATTCAATGCTTATATTTGTAGTATAACTTTAAAACAATATATTATGGAATGCACATTAGAAAATTTAGAGAGAGTATTTAAAATCATTATTGAGCAACACGCAGACAATAATGAACACGCAGAATTTGACGATGAAAGTGATTTAGTTGATGTAGTCAAAAGAGTAGTTGAATGGTTGGATGAAGAACCTACATTTTGTTGTCAAAATTGTGGTGGTGGGTTTACACGTGATGAAATGGTATTTGGTGATGATGTAGATTTATGTAAAGATTGTGCAAAATAAATTTGCATAATCAAAACATTATGCTTATCTTTGTTAAACAAACAATTTAAAACTTATATTATGTCAAGCAAAAACTTAAACAAAGATTTAGAACAATTAGAAAAACAAGTTTACCACTACTTTAATGAGTTGTTGGAGAAACAAGAAGAAATAGTAATCTTTGATGAATGTGATTTAGAACACGACACACCCGATGATTACCTTGAAATGCGTAATGATATTACGGGAAACGTGTTTGATGTCCACCCACTAAAAGTAACCCAAAATGGAATACTTGTAGTTGAAGCAGACGGAAGTTTTGTAAGACACTTGATTAAGTTGCAAGATTTATCAAGCACACAAGACAAAATTACCCTAATAGAATTAATGGAAAATAGTTTGTAAAAAACTATAAAAAGATTTGGATAAGTGAAAACTTATCCATATCTTTGTTGTATAAATAAACAATTAAAATAAACTAAAATGAGAATAAGTGCTTTAAAAAGAGATATAGATGTTTTAAAAACACATATCCAAATGACATTCGAGGAAATGTTATATCAACAAAAAGAATTTGTTATCTTTGATGAAAAAGATTTAGAAAATGACACACCCGATAATTACCTAGAAATTAGAGATAAAGAAACGGGCAACGTATTTGATGTACACCCACTAAAAGTTCTTAAAGTTGGTAATTACTACGATATTGAAGTAGTAACGGCAGACGGAAAATTTACAAAACATTCAATTAAAATGTGGGATTTATCAATAGAGGATAGAATTAATTTAATTGAATTAATGGACAAATGTTTGGTAGATAATGATAACGAAATATAAACAAATAAACTTGCATAAGTCAAAACTATTCACTATCTTTACGGAAACAAATAATTAATACTATGTATACTTTAATCGACACAAAGAAAAACAAAGAACTTGCAACATTAAATTCTAAACAAGAATTGATTGACAAAGTTAATTTAATCGCTAATGACGATAAATTTAGAATCGCACCAATCAACACTATTGAAGATTGTTTTGAGTATATCAATCAATATACATTGGACTATGATTTAGTCAAAGATAGTGAAGTTAATTCGTTTATCGAAACTTATGGTATTGAAGTTGATGAAAATGAATCAGACCACTATGTTGAACTAATGATGGACGACCACAAATGTATAAAATGGAAAGGTAAAGAATATTATATAGGTGAAAATCTAAATTTAGATGAAGTCGAAGATAGTGTTTATATGATAATAGCATATTCACTACACGTATAAAATAAATTAAAATAAATGGTACTATCGTTTGGTAGTACCATTTTTATTTACTATCTTTACATAAACAAATAAACATAAACACAATGAGAACAATTACTGAAAAAGCAATCGAAAAGTTTTTAAATGCTGAAACTTTTAAAAATGGTAACACTAGTGTAGAAGTTTTGCCTAACGTAACAATACTAAAACTATTTGGCAACGCAATCGCTTATCAATACAACGACCCCGAAAGAACCTTATCAATTACTAATTGTGGGTATGAAACGGCAACAACAAAAGAAAGGTTAAATGGTTTACCTAACGTAAAAATAAATCAAACCAAAGGTAAATGGTTTCTGAATGATGTTGAATGGGACGGAAATTTAATTGATGTAAATTAATAACTAAATGGTAGGTGCGACCTATGTACATATTTCTGTACATTGGTTGCCACCACACCCCCTAATTTAATCAATTAGTTGTTATCAAATAAAAAATATAATGTTTGAATAATAATACTTACAATAAGTAAATTATAAGACAAAAAAAAATGAGACTACTTTGGTAGTCTCATTCTTGGGTTGGTATACCCAGTGAGTTCGTTAAAGCCCCACTTGATGTGAGTCTTTTCGCCATAAACGGCAGACGAACTTTTGTATGGTTGGTGAACGTAATCGTTCAACATTTCCCATTTGGTCATTCCCATACCATAGCCGTTATAACGATATGTTCTGAAGAATGCAACGCCATCTTGACGTATACCAACTTGAACTGAACGTCCATACGTATCAGTTCCGTGAAAACAATTTGCTTCCATAACAAAAAGAAAAAAAATAAGTAAGAAAAAGAACTTTTGTCCCTCATTTGGACGATACAAAGATAAACATAATTTTTAAATAACCAAACATTTTTTAATCTTTTTTTATTTTTTTTTATTCCTATCTAATCTTATTTATAACATTAATCTTTATACTATTCTTATTCTTTTTTTGCTTGTATTGTTGCTTGTAATAAACTTTAAATACTAAACCAATACATAATACCAAAACAACTTTAAAACGTCTTAAAACGAATTAAAATAAGAGCAAAAAATAATTTAAAAATAATTCACTTTTTTCTTGCATATCTAAAATCTAATTACGATATTTGTATTGTCAATGATTGATAATCGAGACAAGTTGCTAACCAAAGCAAAAGACTAGACTCCGACACGTCTATACTTTTTTAACGTATGCCAATAAAAAAAAGAGTTCATTTAATGAACCCTTTTCAGTCGGTTAAAGACTTGCACAAGTCGGACCTAACCCACGTTCGATGGATTGTGCGTCCGTTAACGTGCGTCCACAACGTATGCAATTGCCCGTATGCATAACTTGAACCTTCTCATCCAACAAGTCGAACTTGCTTTGTTCAACCCTTTCAAGCACCCAACAAATTGCTGTTGCCGATGGCGAGTTAACCACTTGCCCTTTTTGGTAAATCTTACCCTTGAAATAAGACCCCAAACGAACGAATTTTTGGTACTCTTGTTCAACGCTAATATGCGTGTACCAATTGCCCTTAAATTTAGAACGAGAGATAGCATACGTGTAGTCTTTGCCCGTAGCAATAGACTTAATAGTGAAATCAGAACCACTATTGTTTTTTTCAGCCTTGATAACTGAAAAAAGAGCCGAAGATGAAATAATGTGTGACATAAGGAAAAAATTTAAATGAATAACTTATTACAAAGATAATACTTTTTTTCATTCCCACAATACCTTAACGAAAAAAAAAATAAAATTATTTTTAATAATTGTTTGCATATATCATTTCTATTATCTATCTTTGTTTTGTCAATGATTGATAGTCGAGACAAGTCGCTAAGCAAAGTGAGAGAGTAGACTCCGACACGTCCATACGTGAACGAACTATACTAAATAAAAAAGGGGATTTTTAAACCCCCAATTTTTCAAAGATAGGACGACTAATTTCGTTTCTAATAAGCATAGGTATTAGATACTCAAATAAGTCGTCAGATTCAATCTTTAGACGTTCATACTTAACTTTTGGTATGTCAGCCCTAACGTCATTTCCAACTTGTTCGGCAAAGAATTTTTCACCTTCCCTAACTAATAGACAATTTCCAACTTGTCTTACAACTACACGTAACATAAAGAACGATTTTGAATTACCCTACAAAGATAACATTAATTTTGATTCCCACAATACCCTAACCAAAAAAAAATTAATATAAACGAAAAAAGTCCATAAGGTATAACCCTATGGACAGATTTCTGTACATTTAGTACTCAACTTCAACGTCACGTGCTTGTGCGTGCACGTATTCCAAGAACTTGTCGTCATTCAAGACGATAGGTTCGTGCCACACGATTTCGTGTTCGGTATACGTATACCGATACCCCTCGTTAGACTCGTCTTGTAGCAGACGTTTGAAAGCGTTTATTGAGCGTTCCTCGTCATACATAAGGTAATCAACATTAAGGTTGACTTGAAAGATTTTACCACCTTTCTTTTTCCAATGTTGTGGACATTCCCCTTGACCATCCCACGTGTGAGCAGCATAGTTTTCCTCAACTTGTGCGTAAATGTTTACCAATGTTTTCATAACAAAAAAGTATTAAAAAATAAATAAAAAAAGAACTAACGCCCAACCGAAGTACATATCATATCCTCAATTGAACAATACAAAGATAGGGATAAATTTTAAATAACCAAAACTTTTTTCACTTTTTTTTTTCAAAGTTATTAACACTAAATTGTTAATAACTTTTTTTAAAAAAAAACTTGCATATTAAAAAAATAAAACCCAGGTTGGAGTCTACTCTTCCATTCCCACGGCACGTACCTTAATTGTACACTACAAATATAGGAAGGATAAATTTAATATGCAAGCAAAAGTTATTAACAATTCAATTTTTTTTATTGTTAATAACTTTGAGTGAATTATTTTTAATTTTTTGTTGCAATAGTCAATTTAATGTGTAACTTTGTCAAAGTTATTAATCATTAAAACTTTTAAATTATGAAAACGCAAACACAAAACAACAACGTAGTAGCAGTAGGTAAAACAATCAAAGGTACAACCTTTGTAGGTACTACATATAGAAACGCACAAGGCGAATTAAGTAAACAACTTATCGTTAGTGGTATTAGTTACGAAAATTGTTTAATGAATGATTTTAATTCATTACAAGCAAATCAAACTACTATCTTTGAAAAGTTGGAAAAAACTTATTCTATCGACTTAATTACTTTGGCTTACAATAACCTTTTTTCAAGCCTTGAAAAAAGATTATCTAACCCAGAAACGAAAGCAAAATTATTGGCTGAAAAAGATAGTACAATAGTACGTTCACAAGCCCAAATTGAGGCTTATACGCACCTTGCAAAAGGTATTAAAGTACATAACGAAACAAACGAAATTCATGTGTTTGGTTTAGTAGTTAAAAAACGTGTTTTGGAAGCAGTCGAATACAAAGAAACGAAAAGCAAAGAATTGACAATCGTACAAAACAAAATCAAAAAACTTTGCGACTTTAAGCAAAGCAAATATAAAACTTTCATCTTTCAGCAAGGCGAATTTAAAATGCAAGGATTGACACTATAACAAAAGAAAGTACCGAAAGGTACTTTTTTTTTTGCCTATACATTTTTAATTACAAAACACGTTTTAATTAGTTTTAAGACGTGTTTTTGTTGTTAGGTATACAAAGATATTACTTTTAATAGAAAGTTGCTTAAAACGGCTAATTACCCCCTATACGGCAGTCCTCCCTATGTACCCCCTCCTTGTAACCCCCCTCCGTTAGCCCTCCCGTATGTTGGGTGTATGTGGGGCTTGATGCTGTTCACGAAATTTTTTTTGGGAAAATTTTTTGACTTTATTTTTAGGACCCCTTATTTAAAAAAATTTTTTTCTGGAAAAAGTTGCAACAAAAAAAGGAGACCCCCTATTTTAAAAAAATTTTTTTCGGAAAAAGTTGCAGCAAAAAAAAAGGAGTTAGTCGTTTTTAAAATTATAGTCATATAGGGTTTTTATAAACGCTAGGAAATCTGCTTCTGTAAGTTCATTTTTCATAGTGTTAACAATTGACGCAACAAGGACCACGTTATCTTTTGTGTATCCTTTTTTAGAATCTATTCTATCAATAGAGAGTCCGTATATATTCATTTTAGTATCTTGTGAACCTACGGATGATATGTCAAGAATCTGGCCGCTATATTTGCATTTATAATTTTGTTCTATTAGTAGGTTGTTTATAAAGTCTTCATCTATATCGAAGTTAAGGTCTTTTTTTTTGGCTCTATGTTTTGCTGACAGTATTCTACATTTAATGATATTATTTTTAACCCATTTATGTTGTCTTATAAGATATTTTTTTTTATCTATGTCGGATAGTTTTTGGTATCTTACAGAAGAGTCTTTATTGATGCAGTCTTTGCATTTTTTCTTATTATCTTTTTTAAATTTATTAATATCATTTTGACCACAGATTAAGCAGTTGCAATATAGTTTTGTTGAGTTTTTTAATATTTTATTTAGGATGGATGATGTTATATTATATTTTTCCGTTAAGTCTTTTTTAAGGGCTTCGGTATTAACATATTCATCTATGATAACATTTTTAAGTTTATCGTTAATAAATCTATTATTTTTTCCATCGAATAAAATTTCCATAATAAAACGTTTTATTTAATATTATGGTCTGTATTAAAATAAGTCAATATTTATAAATAAAATTAATTAAATGAAAAATATTATAAAGACATTATTAAGGGAAAGTTTATTGGACGAAGGTACTATTGAGATACCTAACGATGTGATTCAGAAATTTGGGGTATTATTTGATTTAATAAAAACTAATTTGGATGATTATAAGCAGAAGACATTAAATAGGTCTTATAATAATCCTTTGATAGCATTTAAAGATTATTTTAAATTAAAAGATAATGCTGGTAAACCGTTAAATATTGATGTTGGGTTATATAATGATGGTAAAGATGTTGGTGCTGGTAGGATGGATACAATTACAGATACAGTATTGTTAAATTTGGCGTTTTTTGATTATGATGCCAATACTTTTTCAGCTTTGCTTAATCATGAGTTGGTTCACGCTATGGACCCATTGGTTAGGGATAAGCATGTGTTCAATAAGTATTATGATAAGAAGGGTGCTGAGCCTAGTGGTAGTAAATTTGCGTTAAGTAAAGGAGACCCTAAGAGTGAGTATGATAAAAGTTATGATAAGTATTTAAAATCTCAGCATGAATATACAGCAAACATATCTACTTTAATTACGATTATTAGAAAAGTTTTTGGTAAAGATGCGAACAAGCAGAAATGGTTGTGGTGGTTTATTGAGAATTTAACAGCATATAATAAAGCTGATGCTATGTATTTTGGTGTTGTAGAACATATGGAAGATATAAAAGCTGCTAAATTATTTAAGAGTGAAAATGATTTATATAGTTTTATTGTTGAGTTATTTTCTCTTAAACCTTTAACAGCTGATGAGAAAAGTTATAAAAAATTAAAAAACGACATTTATAAGGGATTACAAAAATAATTTAAAAAAACTTGTAATATAATAAATTAGTGTGTAGTTTTGATAAAAACATTTATTATGGAGTTCAAAATTAAAGAGTATGATTTAAGATTTATCGTTGATAAGAATATTGTTTTAAAGCATGACACTATTGTTTCTTTAAGCTCTACCCCACCTACAACAAAAGAAGATTTTTATTGGGTTGATTCTATCTCTGATGATTCATTGGGATTTATGTATGGTTTATATGGTATTGATGAAAAATATCATGGTGGTAGTTTATATCCTTTGCTGCCAGTTATTGTTTCAAATGAGTTATTAAACATAAGCGATTTATTTTACGTTAACGGTGTTATACATGAAGTAAACGGATTGTTTATGGATGAAGAGGAGAGATGGAAAGTTATTGATGAGAACGGTGGACTTTTTTATGAAGCTGAAGTTTTAAAATTAATTGCCACGCCAGACCAAATTGGTTGGGTATATAATGAGGGGCCACCACACGACCATAATTATAACTGGGTTGATTCAAGATACTTAGAGCAGATACACAATAGATTATTTATTAACTGTGTTAAGGATGGATTTAAGATTACAATTGCGGTTGATGAGGAATGTGTTGTTGGTGGTGAAGAATGTAGGGGTGAATTAAGGTTGGTTCCTATGCTGCATGAAGACAAAGCGATTATTGATGGGTATGGATTATTAAAAAAATCTTCATCAGTATTTGTTTATTAGAAAAAAGTTTTTTACATTTGTGTTTTAAAATAAATTTATCATGAAAAACAAAAAAGAACAAAGTGAGTTTACTAGTACGTTATTGCATAAAGATGTTAATAATGTAAAAAGGGATAGATTGGTTGATATCTACAAGCAAGACAAACAAAAAGCCAGAATCATATTTGAGAATGCTAATAGAGACGGATACAGTGAGAATACTATTTGGTTGTTTGAATATCCCAACAAAGATTTTAGAATTGTTTCATTTACCAACAATATTAGTTTTTCAAAAAACAATATTATGTATAGACGTAATAAGACGAACCATATCTTCATATATAAACATGAGACCAAATCTTTTTACTTTAAACTTAATGGTCTTATGAAACCGTTGACTGTTGCAAACTTTAATGCGTTTACCAATTGGAAAGTTAGAGAACATTTTATTAATAAATTTGGTTGGTTGCGAAATGCTTTAGATGTTACTAGTTGTTATTCATTAACGTTGACAACCATTAACAAGAAGAAGTTATTTAACAAGGAAAAATTAATAAAGCATGTATATGGTGTTAACCATAATGTTGCAAAAGTTTTGGATATTGCTATTAAGGAAAATGATAATATAAAGTTTCTTTGGAAGCAGTATAAGCATTTGTTTATAAACTTAGATAAACTAACGCCAGAATTTTTTAAAAACCATTTAATTTATGACACATGTAGATTTGCTCAATCTTTTGGTGAGAAAATAAATTGTGCATGGAAAGCGAAAAGGATTAAACAGTTTCATGACATGTTGTATAAAAAACACATTGATGTGATATTAGAGTTTGAACCGTTATCGATGTTATCAAACAAAACGGTTTATTTAGATTTTGCTGCTTTTTCTAATTATCAGATTCTTAAAACAAATCATGATTTAATTTCTGAGGGTAAGAAACAAAGTCATTGTGTTGGTACATATGGACCACAAGTAAACAATGGTACATGTTCTATATTATCTATTGGTCAGTACACGTTAGATTTAAGGTATGGAATTCAATGGAATAGACCTAAATTAAATATGATGGATTCAGAAAAAACATTATTTATAAATCAGTTTAGAGGTTATGGCAACTGTGACGCACCAAAAGAATTGTATGACGAGGTTAACGCATATTTAGATGAGTTTAACAAAGATATTAAAAAGTATGAAGAAGGTTTTAAGAAAGAGTGTATGAATGTTTTCCATGATAGTTTACCAAATCCATTGGGTGAGTTTATTGAAGATGATTTACCGTTTTAAAATAAAAAAGGGGTTTTGCAACCCCTTTTTTTATTTTTTAAATTTAGCACTTAAAGTTCTAAACTCTCGTTTTTCATCATTTGTTAGTTCTTGACCACGTTCTTGTTTTCTAACTAAGTCTTGGTAAGTTCTATATCTTCTTTTATCTTTATCTGATAATGAGCTAATATCGAAATCTGGTTCATTTCTAAGACTAATTAAATCTCTTTCACCTTTTTTGATATCATTGTTTTGTAAATATTGTTCTGCGTTTTCTGAATCTGATTGTAAGAAAGTTTTTATTTCTTCTTCGGATGGTTCTTTACCTACTTTTTGTTTATATGCGGTTCTGAAATCCATTCTTAATTTTTGTTTTTTTCTTTCTGGGTCAGCAGACATTTGTTGGTAAGAATCAGTATTTTTGGCATCACCATATGATGTATATGCATCAAAACCAGGGGTATTAATAATAACGTAATCCAATATCATTTCACCATAAATCAAATAAGCTTTTATTATTGCATCTGAAGCTGGAGAACCAGGCACATCATAATCTACGTCAACAACACCATCTAACCCTTTATCATTTATTAAATTAATAATATTTTGTTTTAATTTTGAATCTTTAATTCCATATATAAAACTAACTAATTTTTGGTTATCTTGTAGGTATTCAGTTTCTTTTGAAAATTTTCTACCGCTACTTGTTTTAATAACAGAATTATCGTCAGCTGATTGTAAACCTTTTCTAGTAATAGCAAAATTATCTCTAGGTTCATTGGCTGACCCAAGTGGTCCGTTAGTGTTAAGACTGTGTTCGATACCTCTATTAGCCATAATATTAAACCACATGTAACTAGCGTTTTTTCTAATAAAACCTATTTTATCATTTTTTTTATTATTAGCAGCAGATACAGTATTAGTTCCCAATCTTGCGTCACCACGTGGTGAAATTAATATTGGTAATACTGCTTGACCTTCATATTCACTATCAAAATATTGTTTAACATTATCATCTACATCAGAGTTAGGACCATACATTTCTTGTGCTTTAGCAATCTTAAACATTGTTTTAAAAACGTCAGACATACTAGAGTCAAAATCAGATTTGGCTTCTAACATATTAAAGTTTTTTCTAAGTGATTCTTTTATTAGTTTTTTAATATTAACCATAAGTTTTTTATTTTATAAATATATAAATATTAATATAAGTGTTTGTTTTGTTAAAATAATAGAGTATATTAGGGAAAAATAAAGTATATGGATTTAAAATGTATTAATGATTGGGATGCTTATCATAGAAATCGAAAAACAAAACCTATTGATTTTAAGATTGATTTGAAGATTAAAACATGGGAAGATTATAAAATTGAGATGGAGTTTAAAATGAAGCAAACTCTTATATTGGCATTTTGTGACCCAGAAACTCATGAAGCTTTTTATTTGCATGAACACGAAAAATGGCATCTTATAAACGGTAAACGTTACGATGACAAAGAAATAAATTTTAAAGATAACTGGGATTTGTTAATGTATGCTGTTGAATGTATTGAGGGAATGGGTTATTTCAGCACTATTGAAAAGTTCAAAGATGTAAACACACATAGAATGTGGTTCAATGAATGTGCAACGTTTGCTGAGTATGGCAGCGGTGCGAGGGAGGTGACAAAAAAAGAAACAATATATGAAGCAGTGTTAGATTTTTGTGAAACATATGTTAAAAAGAATTTAGATAAAATAATAGATAATGGTGGAAAAATATAAAATAACAGAAGAAAACGCAAGTGGTAATTGTCCAGAGTGTGGACATTCATGGGACAAAGGTGATGCAATGGATGCATTAAAAAGTAATTACCCTACGTTAAATGAAGAGGATTTATTGAATCAAGCTAAAAGGTTATATAATTGGACACCAGAGAACCCTAGAAGGTTCAGTCATTTAATTTATATTGAACCATCAGACGGTGATTATGATTTTACTGGACAGAACGGTTATTATCAATGTCCTAATTGCAATATTGCATGGGATGATATTGATGGGTCTAGGACTGAAAAGTATAAGGTTATATTGGATGACCATGGAGCCATGAAAAAGTTATTGAACGAACTTATGGAGAAGAACAAAAATAAATAATCTTTAAATAAATTTGACAATTTGTTAACATCATATTACCTATGAATTATCTATTTATAGGTATGGAAATAATGTTATCAATTGTTATACCTTGTAAAAACGAAGAAAGATACATAGGTAAGTTATTAGATTGTTTAGTTGAACAGAATTTACCACAAAATGTGGAGGTAATCATAGCTGACGCTGAATCGACTGACAATACAATCAAAATTATAAATTCTTATTTTGATTTATTACCCAATTTAAAAATAATAAAAGGTGGTTTGCCATCTGTTGGAAGGAATCTTGGTGCTTTAGAGGCTGAAGGTGAAATTTTATTGTTTTTAGATTCGGACACTTATTTTAAAAACACAACATTAATTTTAGATTCTTTAAAAGTTTTCAAAAAAAAGAGAGCTGATTTATTGGGTTGTTTATTAAATATTGAAAACAATTTAAAGATAAAGATTGTTTATAGTTTTTGTAATATAATTTTCTATTTATCAAAATTAGATAAACCATTTGTTGTTGGGTCTTACATGATGATAAATAAAGATATGTTTTTCAAGATTGGTGGTTTTGATGAATCACTTATGCATTGTGAAGATTATTTTCTAAGCAAAGAAATAAACCCAGAAAGATATGTTATTTTAAATGAATACACATATACTGATGATAGACGTTTTAAAAAATTGGGAGTGATAAATATGATAAAATATTTCATAAACAATACAATAAAGAAGAATAACAAAGAGTATTTTAAAAAAGACGTTGGTTATTGGTTATGAATTATAGAACGGTTATAATTTCGGATTTACATTTAGGTTCAACTTATTCTAGGACAGAGGACATATCTAGATTTTTGGAGGAGATTAAATGTGAGACATTGATATTGAATGGTGACATTATTGATGGATGGGCTTTAAAAAGAGGTAACTCTTGGTCGCAAGAACACATGAGATGTGTTAGAAAGATAATGAAAAAGGCTTATAAGACTAAAGTTTTATGGATTAGAGGGAATCATGATGATTTTTTACATGATTTTATACCAATGAGTTTAGGTAATATAAAGATTATTGAGAATTATGAACTATATGCTTTGAATGGAAAGAAGTATTTAGTGCTGCATGGTGATATCTTTGATGTTTTTGTTAACGAAATGAAATGGTTGGCCAAGATTGGTTCTATTGGTTATGATTTAACACTTTGGTTAAACAAGTGGTATAACAAATACCGAGCATTTAGGGGTAAGGAATATTTTTCATTGTCAAAAAGAATAAAAAGTTCTGTAAAGAGTGCAACTAATTTCATTGGTGATTTTGAAAACCATATGGTATCGCATTCAAAGTCGTTGAATTTTGATGGTGTTATTTGTGGACACATACATAAAGCTGAAATCAGAGTTATTGATGGTATTGAATATATGAATTCTGGTGATTGGGTTGAATCTAATACAGCGTTGGTTGAAGACCATTCTGGTAATTGGTCGCTAATTCATTATTAACTTTTAGGTGGTCTTTTACTGGTACTTGATTTTGGTTTAAGTGCCGCAGCGATTTTAGCTTTTGGGTGTATTTTCTTTTTATCTGTTGGTAATTTCTTTTTCTTAGGACGTTTTTTATATTTTTTAACTTCAAATATACGTTCTTTGAATGGTTTTAATTTTATGTTGTAAGGTTCTCTTTCTAGCAGACTGATATCTAATGTCCATTCATGTTTAGAACGCTCTTTATGGGTCTCAAATGACTCTAAAATATGCTTCTGTATTTGTTCCATTGACCATTTGTTTACGTTAGCTAATTGACTATAGCATACTTTTTCAGACCCCATGGCCATAGCTCTACCTATATGTTTGGTCAAATGGCAGTTTGGACACAGTGATATAAGACCTACTAGTTTTTGAATATGGTTTTCATCATCGTATTCCCATATTTCGTGACATTCAACGTTATGTCTTTTACCTTGATTTTTACCAGTGTCGCCACAGATTTCACATTTGTTACCAGCGGCAGTGTAGGATATTTTTCTAATTTTATCCCATTCTTCTGTTTTAACAGTTGTTCTTACATTTGAGTAATGACATGTTGTTGGGATAAGTTCTACCAATAATTGTTTTTTAGTTTTTGCCATGATAAAAAATAATATTTTTTATTAAAATGTAAATAATTTGTTTTATTTAAAAAATATTTATAAATTTGTAAAAAAAAGTTATGAAAAAAATATTTTATTTATTTTTAGTTTTATTTTTATTTTCTTGTGAGAAAGAAAGTAAATTTGCAAGTGATACTTATAATTATAATTTTACATCAAAAGAAGACACCAAAAAAATTTCTAGATGGGGAAAATTTTTAGTTATTGGTGGCACGATGTTTATTAATAATCATGAAACTGGTGAGATGGTTAAGTATAGTCATTTTGACAGTTTAAAAACTGTTTCAAGTCTAAGGTGGGGTGGGGCATACTTTGATATTGAAAATATTGAAAAGGATGTGACAACTTATTCATTTTATAAACCGTTTAATTACCCAGGTAATGGTCGTTTAATTATTAATGATGATTCCACAAAACATTATATGGTTAATTATATTGGAATGAATACAACAATAATTGAAGACCCAATAGAAGGTATGCAGCAACAATTGATGGGTGGTAGTTCAAGACCTTTTACTTTGTATGTTATAGATTATGAAAATAAGATTTTAGGTATGAGAATTAACCAAATAGAATGTAGTATTAATGGTTATAATTGCAATACTTGGAATGAAATAAGATTACAAAAAATTGAAGAATGGTAACTACAAGTTTAGATATTGTTTTATTGATAGTTTAGCGATATCTTCACGGCAATAAAATACTAATTTAAGGACTGACAATAAGTCACCCCTTAATTTAATATGTGATTGTTCATCGCTTAAAAAATAGACACCACCGTTATCTAAAACAATTGCTCTTTTGAAACGAGTTTTATCTTTTATCCTCATGATAGGATAATTTCGTTTCAAAAAATTAATAATTAGTTTATATTCGGTTTCGTCCATTTAAAAAATATTATGGTCACCAATATGGTTATCCCATTCATCAATAATAACAATTTCTAATGCTTCATTTTCCATACAAATAAATATGCAGCTTAATTAAAAACTATATGCAAAAATTTAATAATTATGTTTATTTAAGTATATGTGAAATAACTTATAAATTATATAAGTCATCTCATTTTATGACTTATGTTAATTATTGTAAAACCTTAAAGGTTTCAATAGAAACCAATTCTATCGATAATAAAGAAACAGCACAGATTATAAAGGTTTTCAATTATCTGAATAAAATATATGGTTTTTCAGATGTTGAGTCTTTAGATTATTTAAAAAAGTTTTTAAAATTAGACACTTTAATTGAGTTTCAGAAGTGTGTGGAGGCTGAAAAAAACGCTAGTGGTAATTTGTTTGATTAGTATGGTTTAATTTTGATTAAACCATTTTTATATTGTACTTTTTTGATTTGTAGGTATTCTTTGATGATTGATAATACATAGTCAGTATTTAATGGAGGGCAAAATATTAATCTAGTTAAATCCATTAGTTTATTTATTGCTGTTTGTTCTGACCTTTTATGGCCGCAAACATAAATATAAATTGCTGGATGTGAATCTGGAAACTCTTTATTTAAAAATCTTAATATAATTGTTTTATCAGTCATTGATTTTTTGATTTATATTTAGTATATTTATAACTATAACAAAAATATAAATTTAAGTAAATGGCAATAGACGTTACAAAAAACAATTTTGAAGATGTTTTAAAAGAAAAAAACATCACAGTATTAGACTTTTGGGCCCCATGGTGTGGTCCTTGCAAAATGCTGCTTCCAGTGATTGATTCATTATCTGAATCTAACAAAGACAATAGCGTTACTATCGGTAAGGTTAATGTTGATGAGAACATTGATATAGCACAAAAATATTCAATTAGAGGTGTTCCAACAGTTATCTTTATGGATAGCAAAGGTGAGGAACTAAATCGGGTTGTGGGGTATAAAGACGAAAAAAGTTTTCAAGAAATTATCAACCAATTATTAAACTAAAAAAAAGGCCCCACAAGGGGCCTTTTTATTTTAATTAAGATATTTATAGATATGAAAAAGAAAATTATAATAACAGAATCTCAATTAAAAACTCTTAAACAAAATCTATTTGAAGCTAATGCTCATAGCAACATGGTTAAGACGTTAAAAGAGTTTTTAGACAATTATTATGAACGAGTTGATGCATACGTTAGAGAGGGTGGAGAATACTTTAATGAAATCAAAATAAAGAATAAGATTGATGAAGAGTTAATGTCAGTAAAGTCATTATATGAATACATGAATTATAAATTTGATGTTAATGAAGAATTTATAAAACAAGTTATTAGAGACTGGGTTTCTGGAACAATTAATGATGATTATCAGTTGAGTAAAAACGTATCATTATAATGAGATGAAACTTAAATCTAAAATAAAAAAGATACTTAGAGATAACTATGGTAATTTCATTACTAGATTAGAAACTGAGTATGAATATAAGTTGACTGAACAACTAATCAATGACAATAAAAAGATTGAATGGTTGACTTATAATCAAGTTATTTTAGAGATTAAAAATTCATTAAATGATATGGTTAAGGTAAAAGAATTACAATATAAACTAACTGATAATTTAGACCCTAACGCTGCTTGTATTGAAGTCATAGAGTCTTTAAATTTCTTAAATCCAGAGTTAGAAAGGTTATACTATAAAATTAAAAATTTTTAATTTAATAATATAAATTTTAAGGTTAATCCGAATGATTTTGATATTTATTAGTAAATAACTTTTATTAATAAATTTAACGATGACAACAAAAAAAAGTCTATTAAACCAGTCAAATAAAAACAATCGTACATTTTTAGATAAAGCTTATAACACTTACATTAGTAACATTTTAGATACAATTGATGAGGAGAAGGCTGGGAGATGGGAGATATATGAATTAATTATCGATGAGATTAAAAAAGACACAAAAAGAGATTACATAAAAGAAGTAAAATATCGTTTTAGTGATGGTGAAGACCATAACAAAGTTATATTAGAAATCATAGATAGGGAGAACGAAATAGTCAACGATTTAGTTTGGTTTTTAAAGAAAAGAATTGAGGAATTTATCGATGAAGATTATTTTAATCAATTTTTAAAATAAGATTGATTAAATCATTTTATTTTAGTATATTTGAATAAAATAATTTTATATGGAACAAATAAACGTTAAAGATAGATTAACTTTTTTAGCTGAATTGTTTGATGTTTTCGAATGTGACTCTAAAGATAATCAAACAAATATAACCAATAAATTAGAACAATTGGTTGGACAAGGTTACACACCACAACTTATTAAATCAAGTTTTGGTGAAGTGATAGGTATTTTATCTGAAAAGATTAATGAAAAAGAACGTAAATTAAAAATAGTTAGCGTTTGTTCTTCAGTATTTTCTGATATGATTGGTGCCGACCCAACAGATAATAAAATTTATTTGCAATGGATGTTAAATTTATTTACTAGATTAATCAAGGATGACAACAAAAACTCTATTGATATTGCTGTCAGATTGGTTATGGAAGATTTACCACAAGCAAATAAGTATTTAACTATTTTTGAGGACAATAAGAGGAAACGAAAATTTAAAGAATTATGCAACGGTAGTTACATTTTAAAAGATGTTAAAGACCCAACGGACATTAATCAGTATAAATCGTTATCCCAATTGTTTGACGCTGTTGACCCATTTATTGAAAAGACTCCAAGTGCGTTAGAAAGAACACTTTTAAAATTTGTAGAGATAGGTCAAGCGGAGATACCAGTTAGAGATAGAAAGTTTACTCTCTTTATACCTAAATCAACAGAAGCCAATGTAGCTTTTGATAATTTTGCTAACTGGTGTACTGCTAGGAAAGGTAATGGTATGTTTAAAAATTATACAGAGAATTATAAAAAACCTAACGGTGATAAGTCTAATATTTATATTATAGTACCAAACGAATTCTTTGAAGGTAAGACTAGTGAGGTGTTTCAGATTCACTTTGAAACTAATCAGTTAAAGGATAGACATAATGGTCAGAATGTAAGTATTTTTGAGAAAGTATTAATGGAGAGTGAAGGTATTACTAATTTTTTCTATGAAGAATTAATAGGGATGGCCAAGGCACATAAAAAAGGTATTGAAAACAATGTTTATTTAGATTATTTAATTAAGTTTGGTTTTGCAGAAAGTCTTTTTGAATTGATTGAAGACACTACACCGACAATAAGATTTATGACAAGAGAAATACCTAGGTTGCCAGATATTAGTAAGTTTAAAATTTTAGACCAATTAATTATCTGCAATGCTAAAATGGTTGAGCTGCACCCATCTATTGGTAAATTGGATAAGTTAGAAATGCTTGTATTGACTGAAAACAATATTAAGTCATTACCAAAAGAGATTGGTAATTTGAAAAAGTTACAATTTTTAAACATAATTGGGAATCCTATTACGGAGATTCCAGAAGAAATAAAATATTTAGACAAATCTAACGGTGGGTCTTTATATAGAATAGGTGTAAAAGAAGAAGACATAGGTTCTGAAAACTTTAAAAAATTAAAGGAGTTGTTACCAACAGCTTTAATTTAAAGATAAGGGGACCTAATAGGCCCCTTTTTTATTTTAATATAATACGTTATGGAATGGAAAAGAAACGACAAATTAATCGATGAACCAATAATTGAATATTTGGAAAAAGTTATCGAAGAAGAATTAACTAAAGGTTATTCAATGAGAGTATCAATTGGTACTGACTCACAAAAAGCTGAAAAAGGAACTTATAAGTTCGCTACTGTTATCCTTATTAAAACAAGTGAGGATTTAGGTGGTGTTGTTGTTGGACGTGGTGGTTTAATCATTTCGTCAACATATTATCATGCCTTTAAACAGACTAATAAAGAGTTGGTTAATGAGAGAATGGTATATGAAGTTGGTAAGTCGGTTGAAGTCGCTTATGGATTAGCACCGTTGTTAGATTTATATGATATTCCATTAGAAATACACGCTGACATTAATCCAGACCCAACACATGAGTCTAACAAAGCTTTACAACAAGCTGTTGGTTATATTTTAGGTATGGGTTATGAGTTCAAGGTTAAACCAGATGCATGGGCTGCTTCTTCTGCTGCCGATAAAAAATGTTAATTAAATCTTTATATTTTGAAACATTATTTATATATTTATACTAAAATGGTTATTATGAAAAAATATGGGTTAACGAATAAATCTGGAGATGTTATAAATACAATTTCAGCTAATAATTTTGAAGAAGCTATAGAATTCTTTTGTTTTAGAAAAAAATTTGATAGGAACACATTATTGCATTTATTTGATGTGGTTGAAATTGAAAATTAATTTTTAATAAATTGTGTTTTTTAAAAAATAACACATATTTATAAATAAAAATAAGATTTAATTAAAACTTAGAAAAATGTCAAACGGTAAAAAAGTTGTTGCTATTAAAGAATCTAAATTAATAGATTTGATAGATAATATTGTTAATGAAGCTGTTGCTATCCAAAAACAAGAATGGATTCAAGAAAACGCTAAAGCTAACGAGAATAAAAATGCTATCTTAGAAGGTAAAATTGCTAAGTTAGAAGCTAAATTCAAAGCTTTAACTGAAAGTAAAAAATAATATCTATCGTTTAGTAAAGAAATTAAAATTAGGTTGGGAAATAATTCTCAACCTTTTTTTGTTTTGAGTTCATATTTATTTTAAAAGTTTTATGAATTCAATTATTGAAAAGTTACAAAGAGAAGAAAAACCATTAACATCAGTCGTAGAAAAAGATGAGTTTATTGTTGCAAGCGAAACAGCATTTGATTGTTTGTTTGATGGAACTTCAACATTTTACCCATGGAAATTACCTTCTACCCTACCCAAACAATTTAAGATAGGTGTTATTGTAGGTTCTAGTGGTTCTGGTAAATCAACTTTGTTAAAACATTTTGGTTTGGAAGAACAACCAACATGGGATGACAATAAATCAATCATATCACATTTTGAAAATCCAGAGGACGGAATCAATAGATTAAGTTCAGTTGGATTCAATTCTATACCATCATGGTATAAACCATATAGTGTATTATCCAACGGAGAGAAATTTAGGGCTGATTTAGCTCGTAAGATAACATCAAATGCTGTCATAGATGAATACACCTCGGTAGTTGATAGAAATGTTGCTAGAGCGGCTTCTGTGGCTTTATCTAGATACGTTAAAAATAATGACGTAACAAATATTGTAATATCCACATGTCATATGGATGTGGTCGAATGGCTGGAGCCAGATTGGGTTATTAATACGGACACGGGTGAACTGATGGACGGTTTTTTTTTGTCCGCCCAGAAATCAATGTCAAAGTATATCGCACAACAAATGATGGTTGGGGAATGTTTAAAGACCATCACTATTTAGATTCAAGTATAAATAAAGCGTCTAGATGTTATGTTGCAGTATGGGAAGATACGGTTATTGGTTTTTTATCATCAATAACTATGCCTAGTGGTACATTAAAAAACGCATGGAGGGGTCATAGAGTCGTTGTGCTGCCAGATTTTCAAGGAATGGGTATAGGTGTTAGATTTATTGAAGCAGTCGCTCAAATACACTTAGATGAAAGTCATAGATTTTTTTCTAGAAGTTCACACCCTAAGATGTATGATTATATGATTAAATCGAATAAATGGAAACCAACATCTAAGAATAAGAAATTAAGGACTGACGTAACGCATGATAAGTTATTCAACAATCATTACGTTGATAATAAAAGAATATGTGGCAGTTTTGAATATATTGGTGAAATAAAAAAGGAGGTTTAAAACCTCCTTTTCTTATTTAGTTACCATAATATTTTATTGCGTCTTGAGCTGTTATACCTATTCCTTTTTCTTGCATTTCTTTATTGAAATCTTGTTGTTGTATTGGTCCTTGTTTGATGTAATTTATTGCATTTTTAAAATACTCTGAATCTCTAATAGTTTTTAAAGGACTTACACCATAAGGTTGTTTACTAGATTTAGCAACTGTATAATCAGCAATTTTATCACCTTTATTAAAAGAAGCGTTGCTTCTCATTTCTTCTTTTTTTGTTTGACCAAAACCATGTATTGCTAATTCTATTTCAGATGGTTTTTCCTTGAACGCCCAACCACCACTAGCATTACCTTGTTGGTCTTTAAATAATTTAGCCTTAACAGTTTTAGTTTGACCATTATTTGCAGTAACTGTTATTAATTTAATACCTTGTTGTTCTTCTTCTGGAGTTAAAACAGTGTTTTCATCAGCAGCGTCTACAACAGTATATTCAATACCATGTACGTTTGTGTTATAACCATGTACATCACCTTCTTTAGCACATGATTGAACTAAACCACTTGCAGCGATTAAACACGCAAAAACAAATTCTCTAGCACCTTCTTCTAAATTAGGGTTTAATAATTTTTCTTCTCCATTAGGGTATATTAATTTTACTGGTACATCGTCAACCATATCTGCTGGTACACCAGCTTTCATTAATTCATTATCTAAATTTTTTGGTTCGTTTGGTTGTAGATTTTCTCTAAGCAATTTTTTAATAAAACTTTTTGTTTCATTTGTTTTTTTACCCCAATACTTTTTAGCTTCTTTTTCCATTTTTTCAATTCTATCATAATAATCTGGAAATTCAGATACATGGTCTTCAGCAATTTCAGTTTGTTTTTCTTCATCACTAGTGTGCTCAGATTCAATCTTTTTTCCTTTTTTTATTTGGTCTTTAACCATTTTTGTTGTAACATCAAATTTATCAGCAATTTCTTTTGGTGTTAGCTTATCAGCTTTACCACCTTTTAATTTGTTTGATTCGTTAAGTTTTTTCTTATCCATAATTTTTTTTATTAAATTGAAGGTGATTATAAACACTGAACCACCAGGCAGCATAAACACAGCACCATACCCTAAACTTTTTAAAAGTTTTTTAAGGTCATCACCTATTTTTGTTTTTTGTTCTTTTGTTAATTCTTGACCAGTTTTGATTGATTTAACAATTGTCTTTACTGCATCTGAAGTGTTAACTACATTATCTTTGATTGAATCTTTAATGTTAACTATCGCAGCATACATTTTATCTCTACCTACAGCGATTAAACTTTCATTTAGTTCTTCTAATTCTTCTGTTTTAACATTAGCGTGAAGAGCACCTAAATAATCATTAACATCACCAGTAGTACAACCAACTTTTTTTTCGCTACCTTTTTTATAAACGCAATCTTTATCACCAACTTCTCTATGTGTATATGGCATAATCTTATTCGTATATTTCTGGGTGTATTCTACCCCATTTTCTTATTATCACACCAGCAACTGCATTAGCTTCATTTTCAAATTCACTACCATCCGCACCTGGGTCTTCCGCATCTTCAAAAGCACCACTTATATTTTGTTTATGATGAACTAATTCATGAGCAATTGACCTACATACATCGATAATTGCTCTATCTTTAACATAAATCTTAACTCTTTTATCACCATTATTGTAGTAAGCTGTTGTTCTTAAATCTGGTGTTTTTTTAAACGCTAATTCAACTTTAACATCATCTTCTATTTTAAGATAATCTTTTGCAAAATTTACGAAATCAGCAACGTCTCTAACATCAGTTTCATCTTTTGTTAAAAGTCTTTCTCTTAATAATTGTTTAATTGTTGGTTTCATACATATAAATATAAAAAAAGGCTGAAAAAAATTCAGCCTTTAATTATTATTTTGTTTTTTTAGTCTTTGCTTGCTTTATGACCAATTCTTCTTTCTTCTCATCGAATGAAACTTCTATGGTTTCACCCTCTTTGAAATTTTCATTTAGAATCTCATCGGCTACTGTGTCCTCAACATAATGTTGGATTGCTCTAGCTAATGGTCTAGCACCATATGCTTCGTCATAACCTTGTCTTCCTAAGAATTCAATAGCTTCTTTGGTCACATTTAATTTATAACCCATTTCGATTACACGTTCTTCAAGTTTTTTGATTTCCAAGTAAATAATTTTATGGATATCTTCTTGTGATAAACTTTTGAATACGATAGCTTCATCAATACGATTTAAAAACTCTGGTTTGAATTTTTTCTTTAATGCTTTTTCAATAATTGAACGAGCTCTATTTTCTTCACCAACAATTGATGCTGCTGTTTCAAACCCCATTGTTTGACCAAATGTTGCAACTTCTTTAACACCAATGTTTGATGTCATAATAATAAGAGAGTTTTTAAAGTTAATTTTTCTACCTAAACCATCTGTTAGATGTCCTTCATCTAATAATTGAAGTAAAATATTGAAAACATCTTCATGTGCTTTTTCAATCTCGTCAAATAAAATAACACAATGTGGTTTACGTCTAACTTTTTCAGTTAACTGACCACCTTGGTCATAACCAACGTAACCTGGAGGTGGACCTACTAATCTAGATACCGAATGTTTCTCCATGTATTCTGACATGTCAATTCTAATTAAAGATTCTGCGTCACCATAAACTTGCTCTGCTAAAAATTTAGCTAACAACGTTTTACCGACACCAGTAGGACCTAAGAAGATAAATGAACCAACTGGTTTGTTTTTATCTTTAATTCCAATTCTATTTCTTTTGATTGCTTTAATAACTTTAGTTACTGCTTCATCTTGACCAATAACTTTACCCATTAACTCTTTATCTAAGTTCATTAATCTTTTACTTTCTTGTGTAGATATTTTTGTTAACGGAATACCAGTCATCATTGAAACCACCTCAGAAATAATTTCAACACCAACTTCAGTAACTTTTTTATCTAAAGTTGATTGCCATTCAGCCATTACTTTTTCTAACTCTTCAGTGATTTTTTTCTCATCATCACGAAGTTTAGCTGCTTCTTCATATTTTTGTTTTTTTACAACATCTTTTTTCTTTTCGTTGATTTCTTTAATTTTTGATTCTAATTCTTTAATGTTTTCTGGTTTTTCAACACCAACATTAGTTGTTGCACCAGCTTCATCCAATACATCAATAGCTTTATCTGGCATAGACCTATCCATGATATATCTAGCAGATAATTTAACACATTCTTCAATTGCTTCGTCAGTGTATTTTACTTTATGATGATTTTCATATTTTTCTTTGATATTGTTTAAGATAACTTTTGTTTCTTCCAATGTTGGTTCTTCAACAAGTACTTGTTGGAAACGTCTAGTCAACGCACCATCTTTCTCAATGTTTTCTCTGTATTCATCTAATGTTGTTGCACCAATTACTTGCAGCTCACCACGTGCTAAAGCTGGTTTAAAGATGTTTGAAGCATCTAGTGAACCAGAAGCATTACCAGCACCTACAATTGTATGTAACTCATCTATAAACAAGACAACATCTGGATTTGCTTTACATTCTTCTAGAACAGCTTTCATTCTTTCTTCAAACTGTCCACGATATTTTGTACCAGCAACAATTGACGCTAAGTCTAAACTATAAATTTTCTTGTTGATTAATGTTCTAGGTGCGTTACCGTCTTTAATAAGTTGAGCAAGTCCTTCAACAATAGATGTTTTACCAACACCAGGCTCACCTATCAAAACTGGATTATTCTTTTTTCTTCTAGATAAAATTTGAGATACTCTTTTGATTTCTTTTTCACGACCAACAACTGGGTCAATTTCACCTTTTTCAACAGCTTTAGATACATCTCTACAGAAATTATCTAACACTGGAGTTTTACTTTTGTTTTCAACAATTTTACTTTTCTTTCTAAAACTTTCAGTTTCGTCATTATCATCATCAATTGAACTGTTAGTAAACTTATCACCAGATGGTGAATCTAACTTAACAATTCGTCTAAAATCGTAATAGTTTAACCCAATTTTGCTTAAAAATTCAGAAATATTATTTTTATTGTTCAACATAACTAATAGTATATGTTGCGTGTCAATCATGTTATGATTTAACTCTTCACATTGTTTTTCTAATTCTTTGATTAACGTTTTTGTTTCATCTGAAAATGGTAACGTTTTTCTAGTGCTAGTATAACCTCTAGGTGTTAAATCATTTTTTCTAATAAAATCAGAAAACTTATCATATAAATCTATAACATCAAGTTTAAAATGGTCTTTTAACATTTTTGTACACGTGTTATCATTGTCTGCTAATATAGATAAAAGGATATGTTCTGGTCTTACTTTAACATCTTCAAAAGCTTTAGCTTCTCCAGCTGATTTGCTCATAATCTGTTTTACTTTTGGGTAAACTTCTCTATTCATAATTTATATTTAATTTAGTTTAATTATGTGCAAAAATACATATAATTTTTTAATTAGTCAATCTTGACTTCTAACATAAATATTAGTATATTTGTATAAAAAGTAAATAATGAATTCAAATATTATACCTACCTTTAGAAAGGTTGAATTGTTAGTCAAAACAGTTGTAAATGACGTAGTTATGCCTTCGTTAAGTAAGGTTGAATTTGAAGATGCTGGAATGTTCATAACTGGTAACTACGTGGTAATCACCACGAAAGAATATAATGAAGAGATTAAAGAAGTTATCCAAACATCAAAAATATTTCATTTAAATGAGATAAATTCTTATAGAACACATAATAAAAAATAAATAAAAATAAAAAAGTATGATTTTAAAAAGAAAAGAAAAAGACGGAATCGTAAAAGCAATTTATTCGTCATCAAACATTTGTGCATCGGTTTACAACACTGTTACAAATGAATTAACAATTATTTTCAGTAATGGAGGCCAATACAAATACGTTGATGTTGCAGCAACTGATTACATGCGTTTTGAAACAGCAGATAGTCAAGGTTCAGTGTTAAACACAAACATCAAAAAATACACTAGCAGCAAATTGGATAATGTTGACACAACTGAAATATTAAAAGAAGTAGAACAAATTAAAGATTTAGAAGTATCACAGATTACACCAGATGCTGCTGTAAAAGAAATGTTACAAAACATGAGTGATATTATCAGCAACTATTTGAAAAATGGTAATGTAACAACAGCTTCATTAACTGGATTAAAAGATAAAATTTCAACTTTTGAAAAAGTTAAAAATTTAAAACCAGAAATTGTCCATGAATAATCTAGATAAAACTTATACAGATTTATTAAAAGACATTTTAGAAAATGGTACTCAGAAAGGTGATAGAACTGGAACGGGTACCATTTCTGTCTTTGGGAGACAAATTCGTCACAAAATGAGTGATGGTTTTCCACTTCTTACAACAAAGAAGATGTATATGAAAGGTATTATAACTGAACTTATATGGTTCTTACGTGGTGATACCAACATCAAATACCTTTTGGATAATGATTGTCATATTTGGAATGGTGATGCTTATAAGAACTATTGGAATAGTATAGAAACCTCAGAATATGATGGATTTGGGCCTACATCAATTAAGTTACCAACATTAACACAAGAAGAATTCATCAACAAAATCAAAACAGATGATAAGTTTGCTAATAAGTGGGGTGATTTAGGTCCAGTATATGGTAAGCAATGGAGAAGTTGGGGTGGTATAGATACAGACTCATTTTTAAATACAGATAATATTGAAGACCCATTATTAGGTGGTAGAGGTTTATTTTTTAAAGAATATGAGATAGACCAAATCGCAAACCTAATCAATGACCTTAAAAACAATCCAGATTCAAGACGTTTGATGGTAAACGCTTGGAATGTTGGAGAATTAGATTCAATGGTACTTCCACCTTGTCATTATGGATTTCAAGTTTATACAAGAGAATTGAGTTTGGAAGAAAGAAAAGTTATTGCTAAAAAAGTATTACCAATATTAAATACATTTTTAGGAAACCAAAGTGAAGAAGGTTGGATAGAACAATGTGAAAAATTAAATATCCCAACCAGAGCAATTTCATTAATGTGGAATCAACGTTCAGTGGATACATTCTTAGGTTTACCATTCAACATTGCTTCTTATGGATTGTTATTGGAAATCATTGCAAAAGAAGTTAATATGGTTCCAGATGAATTAATAGGGAACTTGGGTGATGTTCACTTGTATTCAAATCATGTTGAACAAGCCATGGAACAGATTGGTAGATACTTGAGAGTTGATGAAAGAGTTTGTATGTGTTATGAGAATCCTAAATTGGATTTAAGTAGATTACAAGAAGGAATGAGTGATGAAAAATTCACAAAAGTGTGTGATGAGTTTGAAATACCCAAAAGAACTAGAGAACCATATCCATTACCTACACTAAATATTAAACTTCATTTTAATAATGAACCATCATTTGTTCCAGAACAATGGTTGATTGATGATTTTGAAATAATAGGTTATAAAGCCCACCCAACTATAAAAGCACCATTATCAAATTAAAAATTAAAAATATATGCCAGAAAGAAGCGACAATTATAGTGACTTAATTCCTCACCATAGAAGGAAAACAAAAGTTAAGGTTAGATTTCCAAATGAATCTTATTTTGAAGAAATGGAAATTAATATTAGTGAATTTAAACCATCAACTGAATTTGACGATGAAGTATTCGGTTGGTATGGTGATATATACATATCAATAAAGAAAGACAAATAAAAAGCACCCAAAAGGTGCTTTTTTTATTTTTTTACAATATTTATAATTAAATATAATAAAATGGCAAAAATAAATGAAGTACATAGTGTAATAGTTCCAGCTAATGCTGCCAATTTAACAGCACATACTTATTCTGAATTGTATGGTGGCCCTTCTGGTTGTTCTATTGTTTTGAATGGATTAACTATGAATATGGGTGGTGCATCAAGTATTTATATAAACATAAATTCTGTAAGTGGCGGTACTGGATGTTACTTACTAGGTGTTAATAAAGATGTTATATTAGGTAGTACATCTTTTAAATAAAAAACAAATTAAACATATGAAAAATAAAAATTTAATCAATCCAATTGGTCTTAAAGGTAACGAAATTCATGAGCGTCAATTAGCACTTATGGGTATTAAACCTTTGAATGAAAATGAAAATAAATCTAACCATGCTGTTGAATTAACTAAAGTTGGTCCAGATGGTAATGCTTATGCTATCGTTAGAGAAAACCATGAATATTACATCAAAAAAACTGACAAAACAACTGGTTTAGTTTTAGAAGATTTCAAATATATTGGTGGTCTACAAAACAAAAAATCTGAAGCTTATCCTTCATATGCTAAAGCAATCAAACAATTAAATTTAAAATTCAAATCATTATCTGAATCTTATAACAGAGGTGGTGATATTAACGTATTTGAAGATGATAATTTATTAGAACACCACACTGGTATGAAAGATAACGCTTCATTAAGTGCTACTAAAGGTGTTGGTGACAATACAGAATATATTGTTGATAAAGCTGGTACTCCGTTATCCAACAAAGCTAAAGAAGGTAAAGAAGAAGGTCAATTCGGTGACAATGTTGCTGATAAAGATGCTGCTGATGAATTTGAAAAAGTAAACGTTAGCGAAGCATTTGGTATGGGCTTTACTGGTGAAGGTAATTTACATGGGAATAAAGCATACATGGGTGATGACATGGAAATGACTGAAGAAGAGATGGCTATTCAAGAAATAATAGATAGAATGGCAGAAGAAGAAAAAGAATACTCTGATAAACAAAAAGATTTAGCTGCTTTAGGTGGTGACCCAACAAAAATTGATGGTGAAGATTTCGCTAAATTAAGAGGTGGGGTTGAGTTGGAAGAAATTACAGTGTCTTCAAGTCAAGTTCATGACTCAATGAGTGTAAATGCATTAGAAAAAGTATTAGATTATTATAGAGATTTATACCGTAATTCTAACGGTAATGAAAACATTAAAAATTTAATGGATGACACAGAAGGTAAGTTAAGAGTTTTAAAAACACCAACTACGTCTTCAGTTAAAACAGATGTTGGTCCTTATGGTCATAGTTTAGAAGAATCTATCAATAGATTAGATACACTTTTAGATGGTGAATTAAAAAAAAAAGCACTAAAGTAAACGAAGATACAAAATACAAGCTGAAAGTTGATGCTCCAGCAGCACCAGCTCCAGCTGAACCTATTTCCGAACCAGCTGATGAGGCTGGTTTTGGTGATTTTGGTAGTGAGGAAGAACCAGTAAAAGACGATAAGCCATTTGATGATGAGCCTTTTGACGCTGGTGTTGAAGCTGACGAAGATACCGACCCAAAAAAATTCATTCAACAACTTTCTGGAAAATTAGGTGAAGCACTTAGAGGTTATACAAAAGAACAAGGTAAACCAGATTTTGAGTTAGAAAAGTTTGCAATTAATTCAGTTATTTCAGCAACAAACACTGCTGAAATGGATGAAGAAGATAGAAAAGATATAATCAAAAAAATTAATACATCTGGTGATGATGGTGAAGATAATGAAGATATTAATGCTGATAATCAAGATGATTCCAGCGATGATTCTGGCGACTTTGGCGATTTCGGTGATGACACTGGTGGTGGCATGCCAGATGATACTGCTGATGATGAAGAAGGGTTACAAGAACTTTCAATCTATGAAAACTTATTCTTAGATGAACCAAAAAGAAATGAAATGTTTCAACCAAAATCTAATGATTACATGTTTGAAGATGGTGGTTGTTGGCATAATGCTGAAAGAGTACCTGGAACTAAAAAAGGTGCAAAAGGTTCTTGTAGATTAAAAAAGTTAGAAGAATCTGAAGGTTTATGGGCTAACATACACGCTAAACATGATAGAGGTGAAGCACCAGCAAAACCAGGTGATAAAGGTTATCCAGACAAAAAAACATGGGATGAATTAACAGAAACACATGAAAATATGGAAGGTGAAGAATCACCTACTAGATATATGTTTTTCAGTAATTTAGAGCAAATGAGAAGACAAGCTGGTTTGATGTTAGATTTAGATGAAGGTAAAATTGAGGCAATATTAAATAGTGGTCATGATTGGGCTGCTGACCATATTGCTGAAGCAAAAAACAACATGGACCAAGTGTTTGATTTCTTAATGAATGAGACTAAAAGTGGTGATGCATGGAAATCTGTTGATATGGAAGACCATGAAGATGCATTGGAATACGATGGTTCTACTGAAGGTGGTTACGAAGATGATTATGGTTCAGTTGAGAATATTAATTTGAATGAAGCCGAATATCAAGGTAGAAAAGTTAAATTAGGAAAACCAACCAAAGGTGATTCTAAAAAATTCAAAGTTTACGTTAAAAACAGTAAAGGTAATGTTGTTAAAGTTAATTTTGGTGACCCTAAAATGGAAATCAAAAGAGATAACCCAAAAAACAAAAAATCATTTAGAGCTAGACATAAATGTTCACAAGCTAAAGATAGAACAACACCTAAATATTGGTCTTGTAAAATGTGGTCATCAACTCCAGTTTCAAAAATTGTTGGTGAAGACTTGAAAGAATCGATAAAAAGTAGTATATTTGATAAAAAATATCTAACTATGAAAATTCAAGAAACTTTTAATCATGCAGAGCCAATGGTTGAACCACAAGTTAAACCACAAGTTAAACCTAACCCAAGTGAAGTTAAACCTAATGATTTACCTAGCAGAAGAAACAAACCGTATACTATTGAACCTAATACGTTGCCAAAAACAGACCCAAAAGCAAGTAAATAATGAAAGATTTGTTTTTAATTTACATGAATAAAATAGGTAAGGACTACAAAGAAAACTACCTATACGAATTTATATTTTCAGACTCAATAGTTGATATTGATGGAGATGACTGGGATACTTTTCCAGCCTCTGGAAGACCATCAGCACCACACGACCATTTTATTAAAAAGGTTGGTAGGTTAGAGTCTGAAATTAAATTTGATGTAATACAAGATAGCGATACTTTTGCTGTTTGGGATGCCATAGATGGTGTTATAGCATTAGCATGGGAAAACATCAACGCATATGATTCTTACCCAGAAAAACGAATTTGCTTTAAATTTGGTGAACCAATAAGTGTAGTTGAAACTAAACTTTATGAAAAAGACCTAACATTACAATATAATAAAAATAATCATGAAAAACAAAAATAAACTACAAGAAGCTTTAGGAGATGATGGTACTACTGTTTTTACACCGAAAAATGAATTAGCATCAACTGTTGACGCTTTAAAAGGTAAAAAAGTAGATATCCAAGTAACACCAGACTCATTATTCAATGAAGAAGAAGATATTGATGCTGTTATTGAACCACAAGACCAAGCAACAATAAAATATTTATCAAATGTGGTTGATGACAAAACTGGTAAAATATCACAACCATTTGCTATTGGTGACAAAAATTACAGAATGGTTAGAGGGGTTAAACCTAATAAAGAAGTTGTATTGTCAGTTATGTGTTTAGAGGACAGAAACATTTATGAAGTTGAGCATTTTGAAAAAGAAGTTGCATTACCAATGAAAGAAATGTTAGAGAAAGAAAACACACAACATGTTGCTAAAGATGATATTGATGAGATAAAAGAAATGGGTTTATCTGAATATAAACACTATGTTGTCAATGAAAAAAGTAATAGTTTTAAAAAATTCAAAACAATCCAAGAATTAGTTAAGAACGGATTAAGTGAAGAAGAAAAATATATGAATCTAAGAGAATTTAAAAAATTCTATGAAGGTAAAGTGTTTGGTAAAAAACAAATAACTGATGAAGGTTCAGAACAATAATAAAGTTATAATAAATAAGTAAATGAGTAATTATAAAAAAATAGCAGAAGAAGCACTTAAAAAGTCATTATTAGGTAAGCAATTGAAAGGTGAAAAAAGATTGAATGAATCTGTTGTTTATCCAGAAAATATTTCTGAAAGAATGAATTCTAAATTAGAAGAAGATTTAATCAAAAGAAACCATTCTTTAGGTAATAATGCTGCGTTGCCAGAAGGTGATGATTCATCATTTGAAGAAAAAGTAATGGGTGAAAGATTTTCTGAAGTAGTTAAAAGATATAAAAGAGTATTTGAGTGTGACTATGTTAACGAAACAGATGTAATGAGAAATTCATTACCTTTAGTTAAAGAAACTATTGAGTTAGAGAAAAAACACAAAAAGAAGTTAGAAGAACTGGCAGTTAAAATGATTAGAGAAGAATTTGACATGTCAGAAGATATTGTTGAAATAAACGCTGAGTTAACAACTGAAATCAATATTGAGGGGACTAAGAAAAACCCTAGACCTATTATTTCCGAAGTTGAGTTTGAGAATCATGATGAATTAACTAATGCTAACAAAGAAGTTTATAAACGTAGATTTCTTAACGCTATGATACAAGGTTCAGCTAAAAAATGTAATCACATGTATCACATGGTTGATGATGAGTTATCTGATTTGGACCCTAAATTACCTAACAAATATTCAAAACTAATGGCTAACGCTGATTACATGTATTACATAATACCAAATATGGAAAACGGTGTTAGTGGTGGTGTAGTTAGAGTTGATTTCCCTACAAGTGAAAACCCTAAATGTGTTATAACAGCACAAGCTATGGTTTTCCCAGTGCTTATCCATGAATTAGTTAAAGGTGTTATGGAAATACTTTCAGCACATGGTTTACCAAAAGATAAAAAAATTGGTAAGTTTGTTGTTGATAAAGCAGATTTCTTAGCAGCTGAACCATGGGATATGCGTTTAGGTCCAGCACTTTGGTCTCGTTTTACAAATTTATTTGAAGCTGACGATTTCTCTTTAAAACACCATGTGTTTAGTGAATTATCAGCGTTGCCAGTAGATGAGTTTAACATGAAAATGAAAGAAGTAATGGCTAATACAAAACAAGGTAAAAAAATTATAACTGATATTGTAAATGAAGTTAAACATGGTTTACAAGAAGAAGAGGCAATGAACGAACTTAATAGTTACAACGAAGCAAATTCCGATGGTTATTCCGATGATGAAGGGTTTGATATTGAAGACCTTATGAATGATACTAACAATGATGATTCCGATGGTGATGGTTTTACTGATGAAGGGTTTGATATTGGTGAATTATTTTAAATTAAACTAACATAAAATAATAGTAAGGGCCCTTAGTTAGGGCCCTTATTTATTTATAATAAACGATTTTGTTTAGTTTGAACATATTTATTAATAAATTGAATTAATTTTATGTTAACTAGACAAGAAATATTTAAGGAATATGCTAGGTGTTTAACTAACCCAATTTATGCTATTGAAACATATTTGGAGACGTTTGATAAAACGCAAGAAGGTTTCGTACCTTTCAGATTATTTCCTAGACAAAAAGAAATTATATCCGCATACGAAAAGAATAGATTTAACATCGTAACTAAACCTAGGCAAGCTGGTGTATCAACAACAACAGCTGCTTATATGTCAATAAAAGTTGGTTTTGCTGACGCAGATAACCCAGAAGCGATTCTAATCATTGCCAATAAGCAAGAGTTAGCTTTCGAGTTCTTAGCTAAAATTAAAGACTTTTTAGGTCAATTACCTAGATGGGTTTGGGGTAATGAATATTACGGTAATGCTAAAAACGAAGGTAAATCTATATTCCTTACGGATTCTAAAAAAGAAATCAAATTACCTAATGGTAGTCGTGTAAAAGCGGTAGCAACATCAAAGGATGCATTAAGGGGTTTTACACCTACATTCTTAATCATGGACGAGGCTGCATATATTGATAATGGTGCCGAAGTATTTGGTGCTGCACTTACAGCATTAGGTACTGGGGGTAGAGCAACGCTTATTTCCACACCTAACGGTATGGATGCGTTGTATTACAAAACATACGACCAAGCTAGAAACAAAAAGAACAACTTCAACATCATTGAAATGAAATGGTATGAAGATTTACGTTACAATAAGGATTTAAGATGGTATAAGGGGGATGACACTGAAATAGAATATGAATTTACATTTGCATCTTATAACGCTCGTATAGCCGAAGGTTGGAAACCTACATCTTCATGGTATGAAGAAATGTGTAGGGGTATGAATAATGACGCTAAAATGATTGCACAAGAGCTTGATGTATCATTTATCGGTTCTGGGGGTAACGTAATCAATGAAGAGTATATTGAATTTCATGAGAAACACAATGTTATGATACCTAAATTCACTAGTGGTTTAGAACAAGAGATATGGGTGTGGGAAGAACCTCAAGAAGACCATCAATATATTATGGGTGTGGACGTTTCTAGGGGTGATGGAGAGGATTCATCAACTATTGTTATCATAGATTTTACAACTATGGAACAAGTAATGGAGTATCAAGGTAAAATACAACCAGATTTATTGGCTCAAATAGTTGAAGAATACGGTGAATTATACAAAGCATATACAGTTGTCGATGTTACTGGTGGTATGGGTGTTTCTACGGTATTGAAACTATTGGAATTTGAATACAAAAGATTGCATTATGATGATTCTAGTGGTAAAATATTATCTGCTAGACAAAGAGAGTTGACATCATATAACAAACAAAACAAAATACCAGGTTTCCACGCAACAAACGTGCGTCTACCAATGATTTCAAATTTAGAGTATAAGATAAGAACCAATGCTGTTAAGATACGTTCTAGTCGAATTATTTCTGAAATGAAAACATTTATTTATAAAAATGGTAGACCAGACCACATGGAAGGTTATCATGATGATTTACTTATGTCATTGGGAATGGCTTTGTGGGTTATGGAACATTCATTTAAGAATTTAGAAAGATTAGAAAAACAGACAAAGGCAATTTTGTCTAGTTGGGTAACTTCTAGTAATGTTCAATCATCCCCAACAAGAACAACAATAAACCCAGAAACAAAGAAACCAGAAACTAAAATAAACCCTAATCACGCAGCATATAAAAATGTTCAAGACCCTAAAGGTGAATATGCATGGTTATTCGGTAAAATGAAATAAAAATTATAACAATGGCAGCAAGATTTATTAGAAAGAATTTATCAAATTATATTTACAGTTGGTCACCACTACCTAACGATTTTGGTTCTGGTAAAAATAACCGAGATAACGATAATGCAAATAAAAATTATTGTACCGCAATCCCTTTTTCTAATGGTGAAGATTGGATTACAACTTATGCTTATTTAGATGTATATGTTGGTTCGACAATAAAACGTGAAGCTTATGTAGCTTGCGATTATGTGGAATAACTATTTAATTTATTAAAGATTTAAGTATATTTAAAGAAAAAGAAAAGATGGCAAATAAAAATTTAACAATATTTCAAAAACTAAACCAAGTTATTAGTCCAGATGGTGTAAAGTTGCAACCAAAAGACTCAACTAAAAGATATAACATTGGTTCTAGTGAGTTATTAAAAACAACTAGTCGTGAGGAATTTGAAACAACAAAATTACAAGCTCAACAAAATAAATATTTAGGACAAGTTTGGAAAAAAGTTGAGAATGGAATGTTTCAACAATCTATAAACTATGAAACAACTCGTATTGGTTCGTACTCTGATTTTGAATCAATGGAGTTTTATCCAGCTATTGCGGCAGCGTTAGATGTGATGATGGAAGAATCAACTACTGTAAACAGAGTTGGTAAAATGTTGAATGTTTATTCTGATAGTAAACGAATTAAAGGTATATTAGAAGATTTATTTTATAATCGATTAGACATACATACATCATTACCTATGTGGACTAGAAACACATGTAAGTATGGTGATAACTTTGTATTTTTAAATATAAATGATAGAGATGGTATTATTGCTGCAAAACAAATGCCTAACTATGAAATGGAAAGACGTGAAGGTAGTTTGTTTGACCTAATCACTGGTAGAGAAAAAAATAAACCAGAAGATGAAGCTTCAGACAAAGTTAAATTTTATTGGAGAGGTCGTGATGTTGAATTTAATTCATGGCAAATGGCACATTTTAGATTACTAGGTGATGATAGACGTTTACCTTATGGTACATCTGTATTAGAGAAGGCTAGACGTGTATGGAAACAGTTATTGTTATCTGAGGATTCAATGCTTGTATATCGTGTGACTAGAGCTCCAGAAAGACGTGTTTACAAAATATATGTTGGTAACATTGATGATGCTGATGTTGAACAATATGTAAATGCAATTGCTGATAGGTTTAAACGTATGCCAATCATTGACCCACAAACTGGTCAAATTGATTTACGTTACAATCAGTTATCTAATGACCAAGATTTCTTTATTCCAGTTAGGGATGAGTCTGCACCAAACCCAATTGATACGTTGCCAGGTGCATCTAACTTGGACCAAATTGCGGATATTGAATATTTAAGAGGTAATTTATTTACAGCATTACGTGTACCTAAACCATTCTTAGGTTTTGATGAAACATCTGGTGAAGGTAAGAACTTAGCTTTACAAGATATTCGTTTCTCTAGAACTATTAATCGCATTCAACAATCAATGATTCAAGAATTAAATAAGATTGCAATTATTCACTTATACATATTAGGTTTTGAAGATGAATTGGATAATTTTTCATTAACACTTAATAACCCATCAACTCAAGCAGAGATGCTTAACGTTGAACATTTACAACTTAAAATTACAGCTCTTAAAGATGCTGTGTCTGATATTGGTAACGGATTTGGTGCTATGTCATGGACACGTGCTCATAGAGAAATTTTAGGATGGTCTGATGATGAAATCAAACAAGACTTACTTGAACAACGTATGGAGAAAGCAGCAGCTGCTGAATTGGCTAATACTGCTAATGTTATTAAACATACTAGAATGTTTGACGAAGTTGATAATATTTTTGGTGACATTGAAGCTGCTAAAGCTGGCGGTGGCGGTGCACCAGAAGAAGGTGGTGATGCTGCTGGAGGCGGAGGCGGAGGCGGAAGCTTCGGTGGTGGTTTCGGAGGTGGAACAACTGGTGGTGAAGATTTAGATTTTGGTGATGAAACACCAGCAGAAGGTGAAGCACCAGCAGAAGGTGAAGCACCAGCAGAAGAGGGTGCTGCTCCAGAGGAACCAGCTCCAACTCCAACTATAACTGAATCATTGAATAGGTTGAATAATTTATTAACAGAAAGAAAAACTACCTTATCAAAAACTTTAGATAACCGTAAAAGAAAATATAAAAACAGACATTTAGATGTTCTTGTTGAAAGTATTAATTCTGATAACGAAGTTAAATCTGAAAAAGTTAAAATATACGATAAGAATTTAAAAATAAATTCTGAATTAGATAATATTATAGATGACATCGATAAAATGTTAGAAGAGTAATATTTATGATTATAACAGCATATTTATAATAAAACATTAAAATGGGTAAAATAGACATTACAAAAACAGTTCAGAATTTTGGTAAACTTAAAAACGTATATAATGATATATTAGTTGAAAGCGTAGTTACAAAGGATAAAGATAAAAAAACTTTATTTAAAGATTACGTTAGAACCATCAAAGAAAACGTCATATTAAAGAATCAATTTTTAATATATAATCTTATTGAAAATAAAGTTGAGAGTAATGAATTAAAAGCTAAAGTATTTTTAGATGAGTGTTTAGATATTATGTCTAAATTCAAAAAGAAAGATATTATGGAAGCTAACAGTGCGTTATTAACAAATATTTTATTTGAAAATGATAATGATTATGATAAAAAAGAATTACATGAAAATTTATCATTTTTAATTTTCACAGATAAAACACCAAAGAACATTAATAAGATTATTGATTCAAAAGATTTTATCGTAAATTATATTTTAAATAATAAAGAAAAAGAAATTAAAGAATCTTTTAATTTACCAAATAGTTTATTAACTAACTTAATGGTTGAAAAATATAATGAAAGATATTCTGAACTTGAGGAATCTGATAAAAAAATTATTAAAGCTTTAATTGGTTCAGATGACGAAGAAAAGAAAACAGTTTATACAGAAACACTTAGAGAATGTATAACAATGATTGATGAAAAATTAACTGAATCTGATTTGGACACTAAAGATAAATTGTTAAAAGTTAAAGATAAATTATTAAGAGATAAAATTGAAATTAATGAAGATTATGTTAAAAACATAAGCAAATTAGTTGATTTAAAGAATAGTTTAAAGACAAGGTAGTTGACTTATTCCAGGATTTTTCATATAATTAAATAAAAAATATATGAAGACTGGAAAAGAAATTAAAAACAACAATTTTAAAAATTACAATATCACATATGGTACTGTAAACAATAAGAACCCAAAATCAATCTACTTAAATATTTCATCGTGGCTCGAACCGATAAAAGATGAAACGAACAATTATAGTTTTGATATTAGGTCTTTAAATAAAAAAATAAAACAAACGTTATTTAACTATTTAGATGCTAATAAAACAATCTTTAACAAAGATAGAACAATTGTTGATTTAGATATAAGGGAATCTGGTATAAAGTTAGGTAAAAGAAGTTTTATGAATTGCGAAGTAACCTTTTTTATGAAAGAAGCTTTATCCATCAATTCAATTGAAATTACAAACACCGTTGATGAACTGACCGATTTAATGTTCGCAACATTTGAAACAAACAAATCATTTAAATTTAATAAGAAAAAAAATTAAATAAAGCCCCGTTTGGGGCTTTTTTTATTAATAGAATATATTTATATCTATAAGCAACTAAATTATGGATATAAATTATAAAGACTTTAAAATATTAAAACGTGGTGAAAGCGGTTGGGGTGGACTAATTGAACACGATGCTGGATACATTAGTCCAGATGAACCTAGAAACCATCCTTTCATTAACGAAATCAAAAAATTAGAATCTGGCAAAGTTGTTATTGCAGAGCCTCTTATCGTTTATGTCGTATTACAAAAATTCGGTGTCTTAAATAGAAATGGTAGAGTTTATCCAGAAGTAGTTCTAAAAAGTCAAGACAAACTTTATCAAGAAGCAATTCGTGAACGCAGAGCTGTAGGTGAATTAGACCACCCAGAAAGTTCTATTATTGCTGGTGATAGAATTTCACACAATATTATTGAAACATGGTGGGAAGGTCATACTCTTATGGGTAAGATGGAAATCATAATGAGCCCAGGTTTTATTAACTATGGAATTATATCATGTAAAGGTGATGATGTTGCCAACATGTTAAGAAATAGAATTAAAATCGGTGTTTCTTCTCGTGGCGTTGGTTCACTTAAAGAAGGTAAAAATGGTGAGCAAATAGTTCAAGACGATTTTGAAATAATTTGTTGGGACGTTGTAACAGCACCTAGTACACCAGGTTCATGGATGGGAACGTCAATAGAAGAATTAAAACCTTACGTTGAGAACGAAGTAAAAACCAAGCCTTTGTTAAAAGAAAACTTAATAGATGATTTAGATAAATTTTTATCTGAATAATTTTTTTTTTGCGAAAAAAAGGTTTTTTCGCACTAACACACATATTTATAAACAAATGAGGTAAAATCTTATTACTAAATTAATTTTTAAAATTAAAAATATTAAAAATGGCAGAAAAAAAATCAATACTAGAAGAAGCATTATTAGATATTAAAAATATCGAAAACGCTCTTAATGCTAACACAAAAGAAATACTTCGTTCTGTAGCGAAAGAAGAAATTGATAGTGTTGTGAAAGAATCTTTAGATGAAGAGATTTATGAAGAAGAAACTTTAGAAGAAGCATCTCACGCTGAGCATGAAAAATCTGAATCGAAAGAAAAAGAAAAAGCTGAGCATGAAAAAGGTGAAGAAGCTAAAGAGAAAAAAGAAGTTACTGAAGCCTATGAAGAAGAAGGTCTAGACATGAATATGGAAGACGAAGTAGAAATGGGTGTTGAGGCACCAGAGGTAACCAATATGGTTGGAAGTAGCGATGAAGAAATTTTTGACATGTACAAGAAAATAACATCTCAAGATGGTTTTGAAATTGTTGGTGATGAAGTTCACATTAACATTACTGAACCAGGTGAGTATATCATTAAGTTAGATTCTTTAAAAGATGTTGAAAATGACGAAGAAGATTTTGGTTCTGATGAATTTGCTAGTGATGATTCTGATGAAGAAGATTTAACAGTTATTGGTGGTGATGATTCTGAAGAAGAAGAAGACACTGAATATAACATTGAGTTAGACGATGAAGATTCTGAAGAAGAAGAAGAAGATGAAGAAGGTGGTGAAGAAGATGAGGAAGAAACAAACCTTATTGCTGCTAATGATGATTCTGAAGAAGAAGATGAATTAGATGAAAGTCAAGCTCTTGCTCATGCTCATGGTAAAAAATACAGCGGTGGCCGTACTTTAGCACCAGAATCTGAAAAGGAATCTTTACAAGAAGTTCAAAAAGCTAGACAAATCGTTTCTGAAACAGCAAAAAAATATAACAGCTTATTAACTGAGGCTAAAAAATTAAAAACTGAGAATCAAGAATTCAGAACAGCTCTTAAAGAATTTAGAACAAAGTTAGTTGAGACTGTAGTGTTCAATTCAAACTTGACTTATATTACAAGATTGTTTACTGAGCATTCAACAACTAAAGCTGAAAAACAAAGTATTTTAAAAAGATTTGACCAAGCAAGTAACTTAGTAGAATCTAAAAAATTATACAAAGTGATTTCTAATGAATTGGAAACAAGAAAACCAATCACTGAATCGCTAGAAAACAAATTAATAAAGGAATCAACTACAAGTACTTCAAAACAATTAAATGAAAGTACTGCTTATGTTGACCCTTCAACTCAAAGGATTAAAGATTTAATCAACAGAGTTGAAAAAAGATAATAACATTAAATAACAATAAATAAAAAACAATTATGTCACATTTATTAACATCTGGACAAGTAGGTAACATCGGATTAAACCACATGAAAGCTATCCGTTTGGAAACTCAAAACAAATGGGAATCATTAGGATTCTTAGAGGGTCTTAGAGGCCACGTAAAAGAAAACATCGCTCAGTTATATGAAAACCAAGCGTCTTCATTATTAACTGAAACTACGACAGCAACAAACTCTGGTTCTTTCGAAACTGTAGTTTTCCCTATCGTAAGAAGAGTTTTCTCTAAATTATTAGCTAACGATATCGTATCTGTACAAGCTATGAACATGCCAATTGGTAAATTGTTCTTCTTTGTTCCACAAACATCTTCAAGAGTTGATTCTGCTGGTAATAAAGGTTCTGCTTATGATACTGATACTTACACTAACTCTCAGTACTCTGCTCACACTTCATTTGCAAACACTGGTATGCCATCATGTGTATTACCAGCTGCTGGAACATGTGTTGCTACAGTAATGGAAGCTAAAAACTTATATGATATTTTCTATAACGATGGTTTATTTGACAACTCTAAAGGTACTTTAACTATTAGAACTCATACTAACGTTAGTAAATTATCTTTAGGTGCTAATGGTGAATTCTCTGGATTAGCTGCTGCTGGTACTTTAGCTACTGCTACTGATGGTTCAGTTAGAGAAATTATCGTTGGTGTTTCTGGTTTCTCACCAAACAACACTAACAAAGCGGTTATGACTGGTGCTGACGGTAACGATATGGATACTGAGTCTTTCTTAGCTTCATTAAACGTTGTTACTACAGCTAACATCTACGATAAAGATGGTAACGTTGTTGTTTCAACTAACAAATCTGTACCATTCAGATTAGTAACTCAAAAATATGGTAAAGGAATTGTAGATTATACATCAATTACAGATGCTACTGGTACTGTATACTTAGCTTTAGATTTAAGCCACCCAGTTGGAACAACTGCTGCTGGTTCTGCTGCTGCTGGTACAGCTACTTATGATGGTTATGTTGGTGCTTCTGCAACTACTGTATCTGCATTCACATTCAACGCTGCTTGGGCTGAGTATGCAACATTAGAACTTGAAACTGAAATGGGAGAAGTATCTTTCAAATTAGATGAAGTTGTTGTATCTGTTGAAGAAAGAAAATTAAGAGCTACTTGGTCTCCAGAGTTAGCACAAGACGTTAGTGCATTCCACAACATCGATGCTGAAGCTGAGTTAACTGCAATGTTATCTGAACAAGTTGCTGCTGAGATTGACCGTGAAATCTTGAGAGATATCCGTAAAGCTGCTGCATGGCAATTAAGATGGGATTACAACGGATGGAGAAAAGCTTCTTCTGCTGCATCACCATATACTCAAAAAGAGTGGAACCAAACTTTAATTACTAAATTAAACCAAATCTCTGCTCAAATCCACAAATCTACGTTAAGAGGTGGTGCTAACTTCATCGTGGTATCTTCTGAGATATCTGCAATCTTTGATGATTTAGAATACTTCCACGTATCTGATGCTAACCCAGAGCAAGACCAATACAACATGGGTATTGAAAGAATCGGTTCTTTAAGCGGACGTTACCAAGTGTACCGTGACCCTTATGCACCAGCTTACTCTATCATCATTGGTCACAAAGGAAAATCATTGTTAGACACTGGTTATATCTACGCACCATACGTGCCGTTACAATTAACTCCAACAATGTACAACCCTTTCAACTTTGCTCCAGTGAAAGGTATCATGACACGTTACGCTAAGAAAGTAGTAAACAATCGTTTCTACGGACACTTGAGAGTTGACGGTGTAATGACATTCAACCCTAACGAATTAAGATAGTCTTAATTTAACATAAAACTTAAAAGCTCTACAGAAATGTGGAGCTTTTTTGTTTTATAGGAATATTTATTAATAAAAATAACATATGAGAAGATTTGATAAAGACAAAAATATTCAAAAAGCTAATCTATTAGCTGAGCAAAGATATCTAGTATCTAAGGGTTTGATTGTTGAGATTACTAGTAGTGATGAAGAAACAATAGATGTTTTAAAAAAGTTAATTGCTAATATTAAAAATAAAAGTGAATTATCTATTTACGATAAAGCCTCATTAGACGCATGGGAAACCACATTAAGACGAGTAATTTCAAGTAAGGAAGAAGCTGAATTTCATGCACGAAGTTCTAATAGTAATTCTAATAAAAATATTGAAACTAAACCTTTAGAACGCACAGATTTAATTAACTTATTTACAACAGCATTAGAAGGTGGTTCTAATTATTGGTATTATATTAAACATCTACCTAAAGATGTTAAGTATGATATTCAACATATGGGTGTACATGGTAGTAAAGCAATTAGTAAATTTTTATTAGGTGGAGGTAAAATGTATTTCTATGATAAAGATGAGAATATTGGTGATGATTCTGATGATGGATATGAATATATGAATGAAAAGGGTTATTTGGGTTATGTTGATATTGATAAAATATTAGATGCTATTAATTTATTAAAAAATGAATATAGTGAAATACATTATAGAATTTTAAATGGCCAGTTTGATGCAGATGACGCAGACGTATTTTTACAATTATGTGTAATGGGAAAAGTTAAATACGGTTAATTTTATTAATATAAAACTAAGTGAAATAATTATTGTTTATCTATTTCTTCTTTAAATTCTTTAACCACTTCTGGTAAATTAAGGAAGTAACTTCTAACACGTTTACCTAAATCCATATCATTTGGATTTTCTTTAACTAAATTTTTAATGTCAGTTAACGCTGCTTCTACTAATTCTAATTTCATATTTTTCATAACAATATTTTTTAACTAATGTACAATAAAAAAACCGAAGATGCAAATCCTCGGTTTTAATTTATGTGTTAACTCGTTAATTTATTTTATGCTTTTGTGCCGCATTGACCACAAAACTTGTGTCCTTTTCCTAATTTAGCACCACAGTTTGTGCAGTATACTTTTACATTGATATCTTCAACTGTGTTTATTTTTTGTGACACTGGTAACATTTTACATTCAATAGTGTGAAAAGCCCAGTATTCAAACTTTTTATCCACTGTAACAACCTTTTGGTCAGAAACTGAACCTTGCTCTACTCTACCAGTTTCTATGCTCTTAGAACGACTCTTTAGCGTTCTAGTTGGATTAGCTTCTTTTGGTGCGTCCATTGATAACATATCATTCATTGAATCAAGTGTTGGTACACTATTACTAACTGAAGAAGTATATAACGCAGTAGACCCAATATGACCAGATGTGTTTGTAATATTAACGCTACCGTTAGGTATAGATGAAGCATACCCACCAATTGTTGTATTGTTTATAGTTCCACCAAAACCTCTAGCAGTATTACTATTTATTGCTAGTGTGTTTAAGTAATTAGGAACTCTTTCTCTGTAGAATTCTACTTTGAAATCACCATTCTTTTCGATTGCTTTTTTAACTTCTTCAGTATTTGAAACTTCATAAGTATCAAATAAGAATTTTTTAGCAACATCTAAGTATCTGTCTAAGAATACTCTTTGGCCAGGGTTCAATACCAAACCACCTTGTGAAATAGGATTACCATTAAGTATGATTTTAGCCAGAATAACATCCGTTGTTGGATTAAATAATTCGATTTGGAACTCTTGTCCCTTTTGTAGATAATACGTTGGCATATCGCCCGTATTGTTGTAGACTTTAAGTCTTGATTTGTTCACAGCAATATTAGCTGTAGGCACAGATTGTGCCGCAGAATAATTTAAATACATTTTAATTAACTTTTAATTTTTGTTATTATTGTACCGATACCTTTGCTGCCTTGACAGCTCTAAACCATTTCTGGTCGGGACCAATACGTGAGTTAACACATTTATAAATATAGTGAAAAAATGTTTTTAGTAAATACCTTTACAAAATATATTTTGTATTTGGTGCCAATATGTGTCAGCTTCATCTGGAATTGAATCACCAGACATACCTTTTTCTTTAACTTCATTAGCTATTAAATCTTGCTCATGTTTTAAATTATGTAAAGGTGTATAAATTTTTCGCATAATCTTATACCTAGTTATTCTATCAACGTTTTTTAAGGCTTCTTCAACATTATTAAAGGCTTCTTCAAAAGAATTAATAGTCATTTTTTTACAAACATTAGAATAATTTAAATTTTTTTCATCTAAACTAATTTGTTCTCTAATTCTTTTTTTTATAAAACTTTTCATATTATTGTCCTTTTCTTAAATCTGATTGATTAACTACGTCAAATTGAATTGCATTTTTAATAGTTGTAGTTTCTAGATTAGATGTAACTAACACGTCTAAGTAATAAGTATTTGGAATTAAACTAGCAGTATCTAATAAGAAATAGTAATGATTATTTGTTTTTTCTATTGGTTGGAAATCAATAACGGTTAATTCAGCAGCACCTTCAGAAACAAATATTCTATATTTAATATCGTCTATTTTTTGTGATTGTTCAACTGTATAAGGTATTCTAGCTGATACTATAACCTTTCTAATGTCACCACGTTTGATTCTTTCTTTGTTTTGAATACCACTAACAGTAATAGCTGTCTTTTTAGGTAAAAAACTATTGTCGCCAATGTTATAATAATCCATTGAATCTTTTAATACAAAATCTAAAGAAATATTAGGTCTAGTAACGCCATTAATTGTTATACCAGTCCAAACATCATTAAACATAACACAATCACCATAACTTGATGGTACAATTATATCAATTGAATAAACACCTTTGGTTACATGTTTAACTTTGTTTGATGTGTAAGCTGAAAATAATATATCATTATCATTATAAACATTAACACTAGGTTTTGAATCTAAGTTAGTTGGGTTACCATTTACATTAACATATAAATATAATTTATTTGGTTTGTCAGTATAAAAATCTGTTCTATCATCATTTATATAATTAGTATAAACGGTTTCAATAAATGGTTCATAGAATGTTTGTGTGTTGTTTGTGAAAAAACCAACATATTGGTATTGGCTAGTATTTAATAATTCAAATGGGTATGCAAATGCTATACCTAAACCATAGTTTGTGTTACCAGTTAAAACACCATTAACATAATCAGTAACATCCATTTCAATGTTTTCATTACCTTTATCAAAATGTTGGTAAGTGACAGTAATAGCACTTGGTGAACCAGAATAAACACCAGCACCACCAACCCAATCGTAACCTATTTTTGGTCTTATCCAATTAGATGGATTTGTACTGTAACCGTAATCACCAGTAAGTAATATAGGTATTTCATAATCATAACCAACACCATTATCCCAATCTTGGTTGATTTTAAAAAGAATTAAATCAAAAGATGTAGTCCTATCTTTTGAGCCCATACCAGTATTTAATAAATCTTTATCAAACGAACCAGTATTGGTCATTCTTAATGTGTGTTTTAGATTTGATAATTCAGTAAAAGTACCACCAGTATAAAAATTTTTTAACCTTGCTTCATCAAAGTGAAATAAGAATCTAGTGTATTTTTGTTGAGTTAATGCCCCACCATAAAATAATTCAGTTACTGGGTTCAAACCAGTATTAACATTAGAGTTACTAATTATAGTATTGCTTTTGTCAAAATATGTGCGTATTACCATTTGTTTTTTATTAATAAATATCTTAAAATATTAATTAATACGAATGTTTTTAGATAACAATATTTTTTCTAGTTTACCAAATTCTTGTTCAAATGTTTCCATAACACCTACTTGGTTACCTTCCGCTTGTATGTCTTCGGCTTTTTTACCATGAGTACTGTGTACGTGTGAAACAATACCGCTTTTTAACAGTTTTAACATGTCTAATAAAATATCACCAAATGGTATTGGGTGTGCAGCTATATTACGGTCATCACTCATTAAATTATTTATTTGGTCTTTAGACAATAAATCATCTTGATTTAAAATGACATTTGGGCTGCCACCGTATGTTAATAAATTTATTTTATTTGACACAATATTAGTGACTGTACCTAACGTGGTCATTTTTTTATCTTTTGAAAAATTAAAATTATTTTTTATTTGTATGAACCCTTGTGTTGCCAAATTAAATTTAAAATCATAAGGATTATTGTTTTCACCTTTTTTTGAACTCACAAATTTACCAGCTCTTATTAATATTTCGTTTTCTTTTTGTATGATATCTGTGTTGTATCTACCTTGAATAGTGACATCTTCTGGGTCAGCAAAAACACCTTTTAAACTTGGTATAATGTTATTGTTTGTTTTTATACTAGTAACTGGTGGGTCTATCTTACCCGTCCCATATGAAAACATTCGTCTAGCAGATATGGACCCTTCATCTTTTCTTAATTTATCTAATGATGAAATTATTGGTCCTATATAATAAACATCTTGGGTCATTGCACCTTCAAATGTGAAAACAAGCACTGCTTCATCTACTTTAGGAATAACTGATAAATGTTTTGGTAATAATGGAATAGCTGTTGTCCATATTCTGTTACCTTTAGCGTCTAGTTTAACTCCAGTACCACCAACAGATGGTGTTGCTGGTATATCTACTTGTATTCTCCCAAAACCATATTCATCATAAATTCCTTTAACGATAGCAATTTGAGCTATCTTAAAAATATTCTTTTGAAATATGTTTTTATCTGTGACATTAAATTTACCTATAAAATACATTCTAATCTTTTTTTAATCTTTTTAATAATAAAACATTTGCATAATTAAAACGATTTTCAATCTCAACTAATTCATCAAAATCTTTTAACATCTTTAATTTCAAAGACTCGTAATCAGCTTCCATTTGTTTAACTTCAAACAAAATTTCATTGTTTGTTTTATCATCTAAATCTTTATTTTTATTTTCTTCACTCATATTAAAACTTTTTTAAGTCATTATACCATTACCCATGGCCATACCAGTAGTAGCACCTTGTCCAACAGTTGGAATACCTAGGTTACCAATAGCAACAGTAGTTACTGGAATACCAGGCGGCAAAGCAACTTGAACTACAGCTTCTGTTTGTAAGGCGTTTACCATTTCTTCTGCTCTTATTAATTCCATTATTTCTTCAGTGTTTGGACTGTTACTAAAAACATCACCAGTTACTCTACCAGCTTCTGATTGTCTTGCTATAATTCTAGAAGCAATTGATTTTGCTGACAAACCTGGTCGTAATGAAGCACCTAACATTATCAATGGTGGTGGTAATGGTATTGCTGGTTTTTCTGGTATTTTAAAAACACTTAGAAGAAGATTTATAATCCCACTTAAATTTCGTAATGAAAAATTAGTACTTGCGTTAGGGGCATTTGGTGTATTTGGTTTACAAGATGTTTTTGCCATTATGATAATCCTTTAATAATTCTGATAGCGTCTTGTGGAACTCCAGTTAAGCTCAACAACTGTGCTAACTTATTTTTACTTTTTTCAACAGCTTTTTTAGCAACAACACTATTTGCTAATTTTGTCATTTCTTTCATCCCTATTGCTAATAATTTTTCTACCACAATATCTGAAACTGTTTTAATCATTTCTTTAATTAACCTTTTATTCTTTTTAATAAATTCAACTGGGTCTTTGTATTCACCACTTAAAGTATAAATTATTTTAAAGTTAATAAGAAATATCATTAGTATTTTAGGTGATAATATAACACTAACAATTGCTTTTGTCAAGCTACTAATTAATTTTTGTATGAAATCTAATTTAACAGAAATTTTATCACTTTGATTTGGTACGTTTTTAGCACTTTCATCACTCATTTTATCTATGTTAGCTGTTAATGTTTGTTTTTTATCAACAAACGATGCAGCGTTGTTCATTTCCTCATTAAAAGTGATTAACGTATCTGAACCAACAGTGGAAATTGATTCTGTTGATGTTTTTACTTTAATCATACCACTTTGTCTTCTTGCTGAATCTCTTTCTATTGTCGCTATTTGTTGATTATCAAAAGTGAAATAACTATCATCTATTTCATCATCACAACCATCATCATTTATTAGTTTATCAACAATATTATTTATTTTACCTTCTTGGTCTAATTGTTTTTTTGTTTTTGAAATGGTTACAGATATTGAACCGAAAATAACATCCATAATGTTATTAACTACTTTTTGTGCATTGAATAATGTGAGTGAATCAATAAAATCATTATTTAAATCAGTTAATGTTTTATTGTCATAACTTTGGTTAACTCTAATAGTAAATGTATTATTTGGTCTATTAACGTTACCTAAAGAATTAAAAGTAATATCTAATATACCTTTCCATGATTGTGTTATACCATCATTTTGAGTAACACCATATAAAAAAGTGTTAAAATCTGAAGAATTTGTTAATGGTGATGTGATATCATCATATAATAAGATACCAACTTTTGAATTAGCATCTACTTTAAACATATCTAAGAAATCTGCTTTTTTAACTTCAATGTTAATACCAGCACCAGTTGATTTTAAAAAACTTGGAATGCTTGGATTAACACCACAACTAACTAGTGTTATTAATTCTCTTTTTAAAGCTGTTTTAACTTTAAGTTCTATCTCATCGAATGAGTAAGTTAGGATATCAACAACAGAGTCTCTTAACGCTTCGTAACCAATTAATGATTTTATTAAATCGGTTAAAAAGACAATAGGGTCTTTACCATTGTTTAATGATGGTAAAGAGTTTATTAATTTCATAATTGGCATTTGCTCTGTTAAAACCCTAGCTGATGCAATATATCCGAAAACTTTCTTTTTTTGGTCAAGTAATGCCATACATTAAAATAATTCATTGTCGTTATTTTCGTTCAACCCACCATTTTTAATCATTTCTCTAATTGATTTATAATCATTTAATGATGCACTGCCTTGGCTTCGTTCATTAATAGTTGATTCAACGTCACCACGATTTTTAATTATATCACTTTGTAATTTAGCGATTTCTAATTTAATTCTGATTGCTGAGTCTTTTACTTTTAGTAAACTACCTTTTTCTTTTGCTATTTTAGTTAAATCATCAACGTCTACTGGAGAAGCACTAGCTGCTAATTCATTGATAGTTTTTTGAGCGTCATTTATTTGTAAACATGCGTCATTATAAGTTTCTTGCATTAAACCTTCTAATGATTCTGTATCGTTAACTTTTACGTCTTGTTTCTTTTTTCTAGGCATTTTATTTTAGTTTTAAAATGTTTGTTATCTATATATATAAATACCTAATATATTAAAAAAAATAATGTAAACATCTATAAACCATAGTTTTTTAAAACTTCATAAAGTAGTTTATAACGTTTCATTCCAATCCTAATATCTTTAGTTGATAAATTGGTGTAATTCCTCATAGTTTCTAAGAAAGAATTCTTATTATATTTAGACCCTCCTTCCATTGAAGAGAAGACTAATTCCCAATTTTCTAAAATATCTATTAACGCATAACCAATTTTAATTTCATTTTCATTTAATTTTTTCTTATGGTTATTTTCGCTTTCTAATTCTGTTTTAATTTCACCGACTAATTTTTTAATGAAGTCACCCATTTCAACACTATCTCTATCGATAACGTATGTCAAATCTTCCCTTTCTTCGATGCTATCGTTTAATTCTTCGTAAGATGTTGTTTGTCTAATATATTTTTCATCTTTGATTAGTAACCCTAAAATATAGTGTTTACTAATTGTTCCAAAATATGAATAAGCTTTTTTGCCTCTACCACTTTCAAATTTGTGTACTTTTGTCATTAGGAAAGATAAAGTGTCGCTATGCAACTCTTCAAATGTCTCACCCTTTCTATACAACTTGTACTTTCTAATTATCGACTCTATCATTTTATCGAGTGGCCCTTTAAGCCACTCGTTAAAAATTAGATTCCTTTCTGTTTCGTCTGTTGATTCTAAAAATTTGATTACTGCTTCTTCTTCTTCTGGACCAAAGTACATTTCGTTTGTTCTTTTTCGTCCTCGTTTTGTAACCATTTTTTAATTTTGTGAATCATACGTTATATTTCTATCTTTAGCGAAATAATATTCTTTTTTAGCAGTTGCTAACCACCATCTTGCCTCAACTGGGTCAATAGTTTCTCTGTAAGATGCAAATAATGAGTCTTTTCTTTGGTTAATATGTTTGTATCCAAATCTAGGGATAACCATAACTCTAGCGTCTTTAAATGTCATTCTTAATAAGAATTCAGTAATGAAGGTTAATTTAATACTTGGTTTAAATCCTCCGAACTCATCATACATTGATTTTTTCATTACAAACCCATCAACATTAAAGTTTTGGTAAGCTAATAGAGCATTGTTATCTAGGATTCCTAATTCATCAGAAAAACTTTGAGCCCATACTGCTTCGTTTGTAAAACCAATAAACTCATTATTTTCATTAACGTCAATAACGATAGGCATAAAGATATCTACGTTAGTATGTGCTTTTTGATATTCAACAACATTTTTAAACCAAATATTAGAATATTCATCATCAAGTTCTAAGATTGAGAACCATTCTGTTTTACATACTGACACACCATAATTTATTTGAGATGCGAAATCAGTTTGTCCATCATTTTCAGCAATAACAACAGAATTGCTATAATCACCAAAATCTAGAGTTTTAATATGTTTTACTACATCACTATTTTTAGGTGCTACAATTATTAAAGTTTCTGGTCTAACATTTTGAGTTAAGACACTTTTAATTGCGTTATCTAATAAAGGTTTAGTCACTTCATTTAAAGCGTGCACTGGTAAAATTACACTTATATTATTTTTTTCCATATTTTTTAATTTAATATTTTATTATGCGTTAGTTGGTTCAACCTCGCTTAAAGATTCAGTTAATTTTTCTAAAACAATACCTAATTCTGCTTTTCTACTTTCAAAAAGTTTAGTATAAACTTCAGATGCAGCAGCGATTTGTTTTTCACTAGTGTATTGACCTTTAGATTCAGCCATACCATTTAATAATTCTTGTGGTAATGAATCTTCAAACCAAACTTTTAAATAGTTAGCGATTAGTTCTGGAATGTTTAAAGTTGTGTTAGTCCAAACACCATTATTTTTAATTACTTTAACACCACTCTCATTTGTTGTTTCCATCCATTCTGGAACCATGTTAGGTATTTTACCAATTACTGGTGTGTTTGACTCAATTGCTTCCAATGGGAAAGTACCAAATCCAGATTGGTCATCAATCCAAACAGCTAAACAAGATTTAGATAATTCAGCAGCAAATTGTTTTTTAGGTAACCCTCTTAATTCTTTAAATGTAATCCATTTGTAAAGTGGGTATTGTAAGTAGAATGATTTAGCTATTTTAGCAGCTTCACCATGGTTTCTAGTTAAAATAGAAACAACTGGGATTTTAGGTTTATCACTATCTGTAAAATAATCAGAAATAGATACTGGTACAACATGTGTTTGAATTGAAGGGAATAATGATTTAACATAATCCGCTTGTTTTTCAGATGTAGTAATTACATCGTTAAATCCGTAATCAACGTTCCATCTTTTACCAATTTGTAACAATTCTAATAAATAATCATAACTTTGTGATATAACTATTTTTTTACATGGAAACCCTTTAAGTTGGTCCATAATGTTAGAAAAAATTTCTGGTATAACCACAAAATCAGAAGGTGATATGTTTAACTCTTGCCCTTCAATTGAAGCGTGAGGTAAAGCAGCATATTCTTCACCTAACCAATCAGCGACACCATTACCTTCTTGGTCACCTCTTAATTTATAATCATTTTTTTCATGTAACACACATGCACTGTATCCTAAATCATTTAAAATTTTAACGTGTTCGTAAATGTTAGCGATACCAGCGGTTGGGTTACCTTTTGTGTCTAGCACAAAGAAATAAACTCTAAAGTTTTTAGTTTCAAAGTTATTTAAAGCCAAAGCTATTTGGCTTATTTGTTCTTCAATTTGTTTTTTTTGTTCCATATTTTTAGTGTTATTATTTGGTTATTCTTTTTCTTTTAAAATACCGTAATTATATAATGTATTAAAAGCTATTTTATATCCTAATGAAGTTTTATCTAGAGCTCTTTCAGCACCTAATGAATCATCGTCAGTATCTTCGGTTGCGTCCATTAATATTTCAATCATAACTCTTAAAATATCGTATTTAGTTGCGTCAATTTCTCTTGGTCTTTCTCTTTCAACTTCTGTTATTTCAGAACTTAAAACTTTACCATTTTCATCAAGATAAGTTTTAGTTTCTTTTTCAATAATTTTTTTACCAGATTTAGTTCCGATAGATTTAATTGTGCTTTCTAAAGCATCAACATCGATGTAGTATATGTTACCGCCAAATTCAATCATGTTAATCAATTTCTTCGTAATTTGTTATTTTAGTATTTAAGATTCTATTTCTTAATTCTTCATTATTAATAAAGTCCAATATTGAATCAATCTCATAATCAGACACAACGTCTTTGTTATAAGAAGATTTAACTTTGATACTTATTTTACCGCTTGGTTTTAATTCTAATGTTTTAGGATTAGCTGTGATTAAAACATCTACATCGTCCCATTTTTCATCGTAGTTTAGAACAAATTTTATGTTTTTAATTCGGCAGCCAGTTTTTGATAAAAAGAAGAAAGTTGAAGGAATGCTTTTTTCCACTTCTCTGCTTATTAAGATAATTTCATGTTCTCCTTCATCTTCAATATCTGTTAAGAAATTATTGAAATGATTCATTAAACCATCTGACATCTGGTCAGCATGACCAAAAATTTCTAGAGGTGCTTCTAAATATAGAAACCTATTAAGTTTATTGATGTCATCAAACTTAAAATGTTCAATTAAATTGAAACTGGTAACATCATCATTTGTGATGTCAATTTCTTCAATATACTTATTATATGTATAAGCAAATTGACCGATAAAATCTCGCAATACCTCGTTTATAGTAATACCTATCTTCATGCTACCAATTTAATTGATAGGTGGTGATAAGTAAAGTTAAAAATTTATTTTTTTGTAAAAAATGATAAAACTTTACCAAAAATACTTTTTTCTTTAATAATCTGAGATTTTGGTGACTCTGGTTTTACTATTTGTGTTTGTCTGGATTTTTCATCTAACAGTCTTTTTTTTCTATTGTCATATAACTTGATGAAATAAGAAGTCAACCTATGTCTAACAACTTCATCAGCATTAAATTCAACGACACCAACACCTTCTTCTGGATTGTTTTTAACGTCTTCAATTAACGCTTCTAACGCACTATCGCTTTCATCTTTTAAATCTATTTGTCCAGTATCACCCAAAGCAACTACTTTAGTATTTTCAGAAAAACGTGTTAAGAATGTTTTAGAGTTTTTATGTCTAACGTTTTGGTATTCATCAATGATAATAATACAGTTAGAAAAAGACCTACCACGAATAGAACCAAACACTTCCATTTTGATGTACCCAGCTTCCATTAATTTGTTAGTAAGTTCTTCACCAATCAATTTATAAAAAGCATCAAAGTAAGACATCATAATGAATTTAAGTTTGTCTTTTTCATCACCAGGCAGCGTACCCAAATCTTCACCTTTTAATTGTTCAACAGACTTAACTAATTTAATTTCACGATAAATTTCTGGATTGTTTTTAAGTAACAATAATGCTTCGGCAACACTTAAAAGTGTTTTACCAGTGCCAGCTGGACCAGTACAAAAAGTCACGTCATTGGTCTTAATTGAATTGGTTAACTTCTTTTGCGTCTCATTTTTGTGTTTTATATCAATTTTAATTTGAGATAATAAAACCGTTGGTCCTTTGGTAAAACTTTCGTCTTCTGTTGTAATTTTTTTAGCTCTAGTGCTAGTAGTTCTAGTAGTTCTAGTAGTTTTTGTTGCAATAGGTTTTTTGTTCATATATAACTTTATTATAAATATCTTCTAATTTAATATTAGTTAAAAATTTTAACTTTGTCAATCTTATTTATAATTTTCAACAACATCACTACAAACACCAATAGCTGAAGAAACATCTTCATTATGTAGCTCTGGCATAACAGCAATGCTATTTCTTATTGGTTGTTTATTTGGAAAAGCCCATATGTAATTAAGGCTTGTTAATGTAACGGTATCATTTTCATGCCAAAAATAATTAAAAGGAAAGAATTCAAAATTAGCATTGAAATAGGTCATCGCTTCTATGTTTTTACAGTGAATCCATAATTTTGAAATCCTATCTCGAAACCATCTAAAATCAACACCATATTGTGGTTCATCATGACCTAACCAGAAAATATTGTCTTTGTACCAAACATCAACTTCAACATCATAACCTTTGGATATTGCTAAGTCAATGTAAGTTGGTTCGTTCTCCCAACTCTCCATTTTTCCATTTATGTTACCTCTATGTGATATTAACTTCATATTAAATTCTTTTCTGAAAATGATTCTAAAATAAGCGGCATTGATGTTTGGCTCAAATGCATATGTGAACCTTCCCAATTATCCAAATATTCTGGTTTAGTTATTTTATTTTCACCTATCATTTTATAAAATATTGTTACAAATTCAATACCATTTTGGTTACACAATTCTTCTAAGTATCTGTTAAATTCTTCAGTAACTAAGTTTCTTTCTAAACAAGTACCAAATGAAGGTCCGCCAGTATATTGTTTTGACTCATGCCATGACGCAATTGGACCCCATGCGATAACTTTAAGACCAGCTTCTTTATATCTTAATAAAACACTAAAATATCTATCAACGCATTCTTTAACTATTTCATTAACAGTTTTAGTTTGCGATTCCATTTGTTTAATTAAATGAGCTCTAATATCAACTTCACCAAAACAAAATAAAACATAATCATTATCAATATTAACATTATAATTAATTATTTCATCAATTACTGGCATTTTATTTTCAAGTTGGTAAGCGGTTGCTGGCCCAATTCTGTAACTTTTAAAAAATGGAGTTATGTCATCAGACCTTTGTGGCCATATTGGTTGCATTTCTTCTTTACCACTGAAAACAGCAGAGTGACTATCACCTATACAATGTATCATAATTCATAATGTTTTTACTTAAATTGTTATAAAAATTAATTTCATCTTGTTCACCATTTTCACCACCAATAGCCCATGGGTTTTGATTAGCATAAACAGTATTAAACATAGGGTGAATACCAAATCCATTTTTAACAAATAAAAACTTTTTATTGTTATCCCTTTTGTATTTATTTAACGCTATTTCATCGTATGCGTCCACTGTTGGTTGTGATAATATATTAACCCATTCAGATGTTTTTATAAAAAACATACTATTAGTGAAATATGGTGAATGGATTTCAAATAATTCATAATTATTATCGGAAGTGAATTTATCAATATTTTTTAAAATATAGTTATTAATTTCCATCTGAGCTTCATATGAAATCCTAAGTGGGTGAATACCTTTTGTAATAGTGTTTAATGAATTTAAACCTTCGTAAAACTTATTATAATCCCATTCAGTAGCGTTTATTGTAAACTGATTCAAAGGTGTGTAGTCTACATTCCATAAACCATTTGGCATTGGTCTGTTTAAAAAATGTTTATAAACAATATCTCTAACTGATAAATCATCAATAAAATCATTAATAAAAAAATCACATGATGGAATATTATTAGACATAGTTGGTGATAAAGTTAATACTTCATCATTGTTTAACATATCAACATTTTCAATTAGGTAATCCCAAACATAATTGTTAATAAAACAATCTTCATCTAATTTAACTGAATATTCAGTATCAGTTGAAATAGCAATTCTTATTTTATTTAAGTAATTATGATGTCCGTTAATTACATGTATTGTATATTCAATACCTAAACTATCACATTTATTAACCCAATCATTGTCATGGGTTGCTAAAACATTTAATTTTAATTTTAGTTTATTTTCTGGTTTTATTTTAGATAAAAAATAGAACATTAAATTTGAGTAATCTAATCTATTGTGTGATAAATAATTTATAGTTATTGTTTTCATTTCATATAATTTTGTCTAATGAATTGTTTTAATTCACAATTTTTATGGTAATTAACTCTTTTAACAGAGAAATAACCTTGATTGAATTTTTCAACAATTTGATTTATTGTAATTACCCAATTATAATTAGGTTTATTTGATGGGTCGTAAGTACCAAAGTAAGGTGGAAACTCCCATTGTTGTCCGCTAAGTAAAATCATATAAGGTAGAAAAATATTTATCATATCATCATTAGGGTAATATTCTAAACATTTGTCTAAATGCTGCTTAGCCAATAACATAACTTCTTTTGTTACTGTCATACATTCCCAATTAGCACTCATAGGTAATTCTATATTATATTCAAGATATAAATTTTTAGGGTCCCAACGACCATATGGTTGCTGTAATGGAAACCCTACAATAGTTTTGTCTGAGTCTTTTCCGTTATATGATGAAACCCAATCTTCAGTATTTAAAAATTGTGCATAATTAACACCTTTTTCAAAGTTAATTCCATTTATAAAGTATTGGTTAGCTGAAACTAAACAGAAGTGTTCAAAACTATTTATTTCATCTTCACTTATATTTCTAATTAAATCAATCAACGCACCAAAAATAAAGTTAGAATGATTTAAAGGACCAAGCATATGACGCATTCTAATTTTAGGGTGGTCTAATGTTGGGTGATTAATCATGAAATCACAATTATCATGGAAATAAGATATGTTATCTATCATATCATCAACATCTTCAATCGTGTGTGTTGTTGAGTGAGCAAATATTATAAACGCTGTTTTAGATTTCATTTATAGTTTTAATTAATTCATCAATTCTGTTGTATATTGCTTGTTGCACTTCAGAATCTAAATTGTTATAATTCAATTTATTTTTAAGTTCAATAAATCTAGGTTCAGAGAAAACATAATGACCACTTATGTTTATGATTTCTTCTTTGTTATCTTCTGGTATAAAATCAGAGTCAACCCATTTTACCCATCTTTTTGATTCATAACAAATCTCATAAAATTCATCTAGTAATTCTATATGATTAGTTTTAATTATGTTTAAAATAATTTTTGTTTCTATTTGTCCAAATTCTGGGGCAATATTGATACAGTTTAACCCATTATTAAATTTCGATTTAACTAATTCATTTGTTAGGTAATCACCATTATGTTCTTTTGAAATCATGCCATGATTTTTGGCAACTTTAACCATTTCAATTAATCTATCTTGATTGAAACTACCAATATTTGTGTTACCTTTTAATGCTGTTCCAGATTGGATTACAGCGTATTTAATTTGACCATATATGTCTAATGGTAGTAATTCTTTTAAGTCTTCTAAAAGATTGTTTAATTCTACTTCATTTGTTGGTCTGATTGCTTCTTCAGTTCCAACCTCAAATAACATGTTTGGATTTAATCTATAACCTTTTAAAATAAATTCAACTGTGGCTAATAACCCATCACGGTATTCTTTATGTTTTTTCCAAACATCAACATGTATAATGTCGAAATATTTGCAATCTTCAATAAAAGAATCCATACCGTCATCTTCACTATATCCTTGTGATGGACCAGAATGGTCTCTTACTAATAAGATTTTATTAGATTTGCTTCTTACGTATTCGCAGAAGTCTTTAGTTGTCCAATTGTTAACATAACCACCATTAAACTCTACTTGTCTTCTAGATGGTATTAATCCAATTTCAACGTTATTTTCATTTGAGTAATTAATAATTGCGTCAACAATATTTTTACTCATCGGTCCTATAAATATTTTTGGTTTCATACACCAAATATATTATTTATAAAACACTTTGTAAAGATTAAAGCGACCAAAATAATATAAAAACTCACCCATCTTGTAATCATGTAATGGCGACATGTTTAACCATATGATTGCTGTCAGTGTTTGAACCTTTTTTAAATCTAACCCATTGTCAAAAATCCACTTATGTAACTTTTCTCTACAATTAGTTAAAATATCACTTCTTAAAATATCGCATTTAATACCGTTTGATGATTTTTTAACTGAGAATAATTCTTGATGGACAATATCGTGATTGAATAATAAATTGTGATTTAATTTAGCTAAATCATAATAGATGTCACCATTTTTTAAATCACCTCCAAAGTCTTGTCTCCAATCTAATAACACAAATTCACGATTACCTTTATAAATAATATTATCTAAAATGTAATCACCATGAAATTGATAATAAGTGTCTGAACATAACCAGTTTTCATTTATTTCTTTTATCATATCAATAACTGGTGGTACTACCATACCATTGATGGTAATCTCTTCATCACTTATTTTATTATCATTAAATAATTTTTGTAATCGTTCATAAGTTTTATCAAAATAAAACTTTTTAGTTATTTCTTTAAAGTCTTCAGACTGACCATGTTTAACCCATAGGTTGTTTTTACTCCAATCTAAAAAATCTTCAAAAATAATTTCATTTACTGACGTTGCTAATAAATCACCAGCAGCATATTCGTATTTGTAAAAATTATCTTTACTGTCAATCAATTTAGGTGTTAACCCAGATAGTTGTTTACATCGTTCAACTCTGTTAGCACAAACTGTTTTATTATAGAAAAATTTAATAACGAAATCATTAAATAAAAAGATTGATTCATCTACTTTATCTAACAATTCAAATTTGTCGTATATAACTTCTCTAGCGTGTTTTAATTCAAATACATTACCTATGTCTAACCAATTGAAATATTCTTTTGTTTCCCATTTAATATTCATTCGATTGATTGCGTGACAATCGCTTAATGTTGTATCGCTAGTATCTGCTTCATATTCCTCTTGTAATGAATCCCAAAACAATTTATAATCTTTTATACCAGCAAGTCCAATATAAGCAAATTTAGAGGTTAAATCTCCTTTGTCATTTATCATTCTATTAGGAATAAAAGATAAAGTTCTATATTGTGAATTGTTTTCTTTGAATTGACAAGCCAACCAGTTTTCTGTTGGTTCTTTAATTTCTTCAGTTATTATAGTATCTGCTGCATGAAATATAAATGGACATTGTAATTCATTTTTAGCTTTTAACATTGAGTAACCAAGAGATGAACCTTCACCTTCATATTTATCAACTTCGATAAATGTAATTTTTCTTTCTGGATAAGCTAGTGTTAAAAAATCTTTAACTTGTTCTCCAAAATAACCAACAGTTACAACTAATTCAACTTCTTTAGGGTATGCTTCTACGATATATGATATCGCTGGTTTTTTACCAACTCTAACTAAACATTTATTAGTGTATTTAGTTAAATCACCTAATCTAGAACCAACACCACTAGTGGTTATTAAAACTTTATACTCGACCATATTTATCTTCTATTCTAATAACGTCATCTAGAAAATTTGTAGAACTTTCTAAATACAAACTGTCAACGATTGCCGACATTCTATGAACTACAAATGGTTCAATTGTGTAATACTCACCTTCATTTAAAATCATTTCAGTTAAGGTGTCTTTGTCTGGGCCAATTTCAAATTTAATTTGACCTTTTAAAACATAAAAAGATTCATGTTTTTTTTCATGGTACTGTAAGCTGCAACTATTTCCAGCTGTCATGAATAATTCTTTAACTACGTAATTTTCATTAACTTCAATCCATTTTTCCCATCCCCATGGTTTATCAACTTTTGTAACTTCTTTTTTCATATTATAAATCTTTTATTGAATTAATACCTTCATTTCTTTTAAGGTTTATGGCTATTGCTGTGTCATATTCTTTGTCTTTTTTTCTATCATTGACAACGACTCTAATTCCACCTCCTAGACCCATTATCAATTGGTCATAAAAGATACCTAACTCAGCTAATTGTTTAACGGTTATATCTCTAACACCTTCACGTCTTCCAGTTGTTAAAATAATGTTATAACCTTTTCTATCCCATTCGGATAACTTTTCTAAAGTACCATCTAAAAGTCTAGGTGTTTTAGTAAATTGCTCTGCAATGTTTTCGGAATGCTCAATGAGTGTTCCGTCAATGTCTAAAAAAATTGTTTTTGGTCTATTCATAATTTTATTTTTTTAATTATAATCTGTTTTTGTCAACATGTGAAGCATAAAATTTTTCTACTGGAAATTGCCAATCTGTTTTGTGTGGTGGTAACCCAGATTTTCCACTAGGGCTTTCGTTAAAAAGTACATCACCAAATAAAGAGCATTGTGTTAAATCATAGCCTTGTTCTTCAAAAAAGAAACCATAACAACCTTCACAATAACCAGTTTCTGCTTTATTATTTGGTAAAAATTTATTAGCCCCCATTTCTAGCATTCTTTTCATTACTTTATTTTTACAGAAAAAAATAGGACCATAACAACCGCTACCTTCATTAAGATAATTATACTCAGATTCTAATGTTATTCTTTCACCCCATGTATTAAAATTACCTAACACTCTGTCAAAATTCATTAAAGTTACTAAATCACGTTCTTTAAGATAATCTAAATTAGCTTTAACTCTCATTGAATCATGCAAGAAGAAATAAAATTCTTCATTAGGGTATTTGTTGTAAGCATGCCAATAAGCACCTACCATCCAATTATTATTATTTACGTCTTCAATTATAACATCATATTCTTTTAATATTTCAAAATATGATTTATCGTTTGAATCACTATCAACAACAACTATCTTTTCAGTTGGATGATAGGTTCTAATATCTTTAACTAATTGAATAATAAAAGGAAAATTTGGATTATATTTGCATGGTATAACAAACATTATAAATAATTTTTTTCTTCATATCTATGTAAATGTCTTTCATAGACGTTTATGTTTGAGTTGTGTGCTGATTTGTTCTCACCGTCAACCATCATTAACCAAAATTCAGCATTATGTCTAATTGTTAAAATTGCTTTAGCATCTGCTTTTGAAATTTCATCAATTAATGGTAGTTTTTTAATATGGTTTGAGTTAGCCCACCAGAAATTACCAGAATAATGTTTTGTTGGTTCTGTAACTAAATCAACACCATATGTGTCATAATTTTCTAATTCTTTTACCGCTTGTTCATGCTGCTCAACATTAAAGTATAACATGTACTTACGCCAATCAATTATACATTCATTATTAGGCCATGTAACACCTTTTGTATGAACATATAAAATTTTATCATTAGTTATTGTGTTTTTACAATGTGTTTCTATTTGTTTCAACGTATAGAACTCACCAATATTAATATCCGATATTTGGTTAATTTTTAGATTCCAATTTGTTGGGATGTTTAATTCACCATTACCTACAACACATACATTTATAGAATCTGCTGTGTTAATTAAATTTGTTTTTGTTAATGACTCAAATATTTCATTGACAACTTCTTGGTAGTTACCAATAGTTGCAACATGAACAAATACTATTATCTTATCCTTTAACATAACGATATACAGAAATTCCTTTTTTATAAATTGTTTCGCTAATAAAGTCTTTTTCATGTTTTAATTCAGTAATTAACCCATTTTTTAATTTTCTATCAAATTCATCTGAACCAACATTAACAACTGTGTCATGGTAAATTACATAAGCGTTATCATCTAAAAAAGGTAATACTAATTCAGTATCTAATTTAATCCCATGTTCTGTATGGTCACCATCAATAAAAACCATTTGGAATTTAATATTTAAGCTTTCTAACCACTTTCTTGCTTCTTCTGAATGACTATCACCAAAAAAACTTTTTAATTCACCAGAGTTCTTTAAATGATTAAAATTATTATCTCTAGCGTTAGGGTTGCCATCATAACTAATCGATGGATGTACATTTAAATCCATTACATAAACATCTTTAATTTTTAAAAAGTCAGTAAAGATTCTAGTGTTCCCACCAGCAGCAACACCTATTTCTAGGAAATTATTAATTTCAGAGTTTTGATAAGTGTTTAAAAACTCTGTTATTTCTTCTGGACATTGTTGTAATTCATAACCTCCTTTGAAGTTCCCTCCAAATACTTCTACGCTGTCTGAACCAGCGTTTAATACGAAATCTAATATTTCTTCTTTTGTTCTCATATTTTAATTTATATATTTATCATTATTTGCTGATGGAGTTTTAACAACAACTGTAACAACATCAGTTATACATTTGAAATCGGTGGATTCATTTGGTTGAATGGTTATAATATCATCTTTTACATATTTTACTCCATTCATTTCAACTTCACCTTCAACAATTACAGTGATTTCAGTTGCTATTTTATGGTGGTGTTTTTCTTCATAATCACCAGTTTTGTATCTTTTAACAGCAACTTCAAAATCTTCAGTTGTGTTTAATGTTGGTTCAAAATTACCAACAAACCAACCTTTAAAAAATTCGTTTAAATTTGTTATTGTCATTTTAATAAGTTAATAAAACACCAGTATCTTGAACCATGGTTCTGTTAGCATCGTTCCATTCTTCAAAATCCCATTTGTTTGTTGTCATATCATCATAAAAACGTCTAACTTCTTTTAATCTAATATCCCAAATATTATCAATAACAATTAACGTTTCTTTATGTGAAAACTTTAATGCATGTTCCCAGTCTTTTTTAGCACCTTCATATGAATGGTCGCCATCAATAAAGATTAAATCGTAACCACCTTCTGGTGCTATACTTTCTAAGATATTATGGTTCATTTCAAACAATTCTTCGTTGGTGTGGTTTAAAAAATCTTTAAAAACAATACCTTCATCTGTCAATTTCCATTCGTCATAATCAGTCTTATATGGATACCAGTACATTGGTTTGATTCGGCTAGGTAAATGTGTAGTTACACCCATACCATCATATCCACCTTTTTTGATATCAAAAGTATGTATTATACCTTCATTTGGGGTTAAATACGTATCCATACCGTTAGACATCGATATAGTACTATCGTAATGGTATGAACCAATTTCTAATATGCTATTAGGTTTTACCATTCTTACTAATGTGTTTAAACATGCTCTACAATGTGTTGCACATCCAGCATATTTTGTACCTTGAAGGATACCATTTTCTGGTCCTTTATCAATGTAGTAATCTTTAAAATTTTCTTTAATAAATTCTATTTTATTCATGTTTTTATTTTTATTTAGTCCCAATGAAATGTACCGATACAAACATTTGAGTTAGTTATTATATTATTTTTAATTTCTTCACTTGTCCAATGTAATCTAATTATTTTTTCATTTAATTCATGTAAAATATTAATATAGTTTAAAACATTGTCAGAATTTATGGTTGTTATTATGTATTCATAATTGTGGTTTTCTTTATCAAGTAACTCGCTAAATTTAATTTCTTTATCAATCAAAGTATCAATATTTACAAATTCTTTTAAATTATTAATTAACAAAAAAGTACAATATAATTGATACTCAAAAAATATTTTATTATTTAGAAATAATGTTATATTTTTTGAATACTTTTGTTTTAAAAAAGTTATTAAACTTTCAACATGATTACGTTCAAAAAACCAATAACTTTTTAAAAAGAACCATTTATTGTTTTCAGTTAAATCAAAAATATCGTTGCATGTTGATGTAACATTTCGTTGTAAATCATAATGTATTTTATCAGAATATATTATTGGTTTATTTTTTAAATCATTAAAAATGTCTTCAAAATAAAATTCTTTTAAACATAAGTTTTCGCTATCAAACACTATATAGTCAGTGTCAACACATGTGTATGCAAATAATTTTTTAATTGACTGTAATGGGTATTTTGTATTGAAGAAACTTTGGTCGTCATTGTAGTACTCACCATCAACATTAAACATTAATTCTTTTAGAGTTACTATTCTAACATTTAAATGTCTGTATTGATTAACCAACCCACTAAATAAATCTAGTTCATTAGAAGCAACAATAAAATTAATGGTAACTTTATTTTTATCTAAACAAAATTCATTAAACGAATTTAAAAAATTAACATTGTAATTATAATGTTTATTATATGTTGGAATTACTATATTCATGTTAAGATGTAAAGTTTTCTAAATAAGTTTTTAAATCTTCTGGAGTTCCTAAACCCCACATTTTATTAATATTATATGGTTTAAATTTAAACCCATCTAAAATTGCTTCATTGTAAACTGGTGCAACATAAAATTCATTATTAACTCTAACATTTTTTTCAATCATTTGTTCAGCGTATTTAACATAATCTGAACCTTTATTCCAATAATAAATCCCAACCGTTGCAATGTCGCTTATAGGTTTCTTTTCGGCAATCTCAGTGATGAAACCATTTTCATCTAATTTAGCAAAAGACCATTTAGGGTGTGTCGCTTTAAACGTTAACATACCACCATCTAAGTTGTCATTTGTCATTGAATAATAAAAGCTATTGCTATCCCATTCAACAAATTGGTCAGAATTAGCGATTAATAAATGTTTATCGTTATTAATAAATTCTTTAGCTAATAACGTTGTGCATGCAGCACCTTCAGTTACACCATCAACTTGTACTATTTCACAATTAGGTGTAATCAAATTTAACAAATATTTTAAGTTGTATTTTTCGTAATGTTCTTTTTGAACAATATAAATAAAATTAGCTTTAATATTAAGGTTTTCCACAACTACTTGAATCATTGGTTTGTGGTCAACTTCAATCAATGGTTTAGGGAATGTATAACCAGCAGAACTAAATCTAGAACCAGCACCAGCCATAGGTATTAAGATGTTGAAATCATCAGACTCCCATTTATTATTGATTTTAGAGACTTCTGTAACGTTTTTAACCAAATTTGATATCTTACTATATGTGACATCATTTGGTGTTTCTACAGCACATAAAAAGGCCCCAGAATCAATTGCTGCTTGTCTTCCATGGAAACTATCTTCAACAACTATTGTTTCATTTGGTTTAACACCAGCGTGAACCATAGCTTTTAAATAAATCTCTGGGTGTGGTTTTGAAGTTTTAACATCTTCATTACCAAAATAATGGTCTACATATTCAATAAGACCAGTTTTATATAACATCAATTTAATTGATTCTCGTATTGAATTTGAAGCAACGTATACTTTGTACCCATCTGTTTTAAGTTTTCTTAAAACATTTTTTAATTCCATTGATTCAGTCAACGTTTCTTTAATCACGTCAGATGTCATTTTTTGTTTCATTTCCCAAACATACTTATGTTGAGATTCTGGTAGACCTTTTTCCTTTGTTAATAAAT